AAATCTTGGGAACTTTCTTCTAGCCTTGTAGTCCAAAGGTAAGAGTTTTTTTATATAATATTTGTATATACGAAATCTTCTGCGATCTTTTCTAAAATTCTCTACTGGGCTGATATAAATCTTTAATGGCTTCTTTTCTGCCATAAATTCTTTTAGAATAGCTATAACAGTAGATATTACTCTATAAAATAAACCTTTGTTAATTACTATTGTATCACCATTTGGTTTGTTAAGCATAAAAGCGATAGAATAACAATTCATTAATTTTTTCTTGCTTTGAATTTCTCCAAGGTGATAGAATTTTACGGAATATTGATTGCTATCAGTATTAAAATAATAAAATGTGGCTAATTTATTATCTGCTCCCTTTCTATATGAGTATGGAATAAGCATAGGAAGATTTTTTATATTTATCTTCCAATAGATGTTATACTAATACTTTAACGGAAATTTTTGCCATTAGATCACAAAAAATATTATAGTAATTAGAGGATTGATCTTCCTTCCAAATAAAAAAGGCTTGTTTAGGATAATCTTCACGGTTGCGTAGATTCTTTTCAATAACTTTAATTCCGTTTTGAGAAACACTATCTATCATTAAATCATCGGCTGACTCACATATAATTATTTGGTTCTCCTTTTCCCGAAATATAATTATGTAATCAAGTCCCTTAAAACACTCATGTATTTCTTTATCAATATCCTCAGAGAATTTTATAGGATTCTTAACGTAATCCAAAGATCGAAGTGCATTTATTAATTTTTTGGGGTCTTCGCTTCCGTTTGCGTCATATTTCTTATTAAAAATATTTTGAGTTATTGGATAGTTATTATAACTCATTGTTTCAATATGAGCCATGAAGAACCATAAATTTATAGCGGTTAATCGTTCTTGATTTAATTCAGCACTGTCTAATGCTGTAGAAATAGCCCTTCGTTCATGACGATAATCCCCTTCTCGAAGAAACTGCATTGACAGAGAATAAAATTCAGGGCTTACGTTTTTTTGGAATTCAGATCCAAGTTGGTTTACTAAATGTTTTAGAACACTTCTTGCTCGAAGAATATTTGCATAAAACTTATAATTACCAATGGAAGCCTTTGTTCCGAATCGATATGGAGCTCCTTTCGCAGGTGCTTTTATTTCTCCTCTATACCCACTCTCAGTTAAATTATCAAACTTTTGGGATGTCCCCATTGTTCTACTCTTAATAAAAAATGGAACTAATGCTTCTCCTCTTCCGCTACCCCCTCCATCATCTTTTACATTAAATAATTTATTTAAAGTTGTGTCGGCAGTAAATATCTGATCTTTGTATTCTATAATATCATGAATACTTTGAGCAGAATAAATTAAGCTATAAATTTCGTGAAAATCTGCTTCCTTTAAAATATTATAAGCTTTATTAGCTATTTTTTCAGGCAAACTATTTAAATACTGATTTATAGGTTCATATGAGAATCCCCAATTTGTAGGAGTTTTTAGTTTTTTTGGAGGTTTAGGTTTAACATCAATCCATCCATCAGCATACAATTGTATTCGATATAGCCAAAAATCTTGATGAGTAGGTATTTCGTCAATAAGAGTATTTAGATATGATTGTGCAAATCTATCATATCTTTTACGTTTATTTATAGAACCGTCTAATATAAATTCATCATATCTATGTCCATTGACACAGTATAAATGGTTGTCTATAAATTCACGTTTTATATCACTTGAACCCAATATTTGGGCCATTATGTGATTGTCAATACTTGAGTCTCTCATTTATTAAAAGTCCTCAACAGTTTCTTCAAATTTGTCGTTACCTTCAACCTTAGAAATAATTGTTTCAGTTATTGAATCATCGGAACTAAATAACATTCTATCCGCCCCCATAATAACCTTACAATTTTCTACATCAACTTTTTCAAATTGTTCCTTGTAGAAATCAAGAGTTGAATCAGGACTTGATGTTGGAGATATTAAAAATTTAAAAGATTTTCCTTTAGCATATAAATTTCCAGCTTCGTTTTTGAATTCAATTAATTTATATTCTTTATCGAGTTCAGAAAGAGCTCTTATTTTTTCAATGGTTTCTTTAGAAAGCTGGAAAGATGTAACTTCATTAATCTTTCGAATAGTATTCTCATAAAGATTATCTGAGATATATTTAAAAATATTTAGAGAAGTACATTCAGTATTAAATTTCAATTCATTATCTTTGATCAAAATTGAAATAGCTGCAAAATCTTTTTGATTATTTGCTCCAATTACTTCATCATACTTTATAACAAAATCAAAATTTTCTCCAAATTGATCTATGATCTTTATGAGTCTTGAGATGTTATAAACCCCAATTTTAATACGAATAGTAGATTTATCTTTAGTTTCAAATCCGGCATCGTAAAATGGAAGAACTGCGTATTTAACTATAGATCGTTCTTCGTTTGGAGATTTAGCAACAAATCTTGAACCAGCTAAATCTGCTTCAAATAGAACAGTATTATCTATTGCAGCAAATTTTCTTAAATATGAGGTGAATGATTTGGAACTTTTAACATTAAATTCAACTGTCTTTGCCATAATAATTTTATTTTATTGTTATTATGCATTGACAATTAAAAAGTTTTAAAATATTATAGGGAAATTACTTCATGCTTACTCCAATTCATAGCTTTTAGTGGGGTTTTAACTTCACCATATTGTTTAGTAACTTTAGTATATCCTATAGAATTAGATTCATTAAAAAACGTAATTTTTAAAGTTTTAGCTAGAGGAGTATATTTCCATCCAGATACTACTATTACATCTTGTATTTTGTCTGTGTCAAATGGTTGATGAACATCTAATTGTTTAAATTTTTCTTCACTAATGATATTTAAGGCCTTTTTTATATTTGAAAATGGAACATAACAGGCCCCCGTTTTTGCTCTAAATCCATCCATGTATTGATCACCATCTATTTGGCTAGAGCCAGCGTTTGATTGTCTAAAAACCATTCCCCATCTATCTGCTTTCGGAGTTTGTTTGCGAATATACCCCCCATTCTTACCCCCATTTATTTCCAAAGGGATCATTGAATATAAGATTTCCTCTCTTTAGCTGAATAGGAGAACTGATTAACTTAAATCCCTTAGAAGTTAAAAATTTAACCGCGTAATCTTGCCCAGGAGTTAACATTATAAATTAATTATTTTTTCTTCAGACCACTCATTGCTAAATCTATCAGGAGAATACTGTTTTGTTACCTTTGTATATCCTATACGGGGGTTATCATTTGAAAATATAATTCGCATCCTTGAGTTATTTGCTTTATCCCCACTTACTAAAATTTTACCACCTGGAACGATAAAATATCCAATATGTAAATTTAAGTTAAACCCCTTATTTGTTAAAACGTCAAGGGCTTTTACTATTTTTTCGTATGGTACTTTAACTGATTGATATTTTACCCCGCCTTTAGCTTTAAGCCAATTAAACATTGAAACTTTGCCTTCATATTTATCTAATTCTTGTTTTCGTTTATGTACTTCTTGTTTATGATTAATAAAATGATTGGATAATATTTCTGCCAAATCCATGTATTGATCATCATCTATTGGAATATTTCTTGATTCTCGGTGTAGTATGGTGTTATATCCCCATTGAGCTAAATTATAACTATAGGATTGTTTTCGTACAATTCCTCCTCTTTTATAAATCCCCCATAAACAGCCAAAAGGATCGTCAAAAATTAAATCCCCCCCTTTTAAGATCCTTATTAGTACTTACTAATTTGAGCCCTAATGATTTCAAAAATTTAACGGCATAATCTTGTCCAGAAGTTAAATCATTTGACATATTTGTCATGTAATTTTTTTACAGCTTCGGCAACTTCTTCTTTAGTAACTTCCCACGCCCATTCATTATAACGACTACGTGCATGAAGTGGAACTAGTTTTTCTTTAATTTCGTCATTTAAAAGTTTAAAAAGTCTATCAACATAAGACTTTCTGAATGTAATTTCTTTTCGTGCTCTGGCTCCTCGAATTTTTTCAGATAATTTTTCAGCCATATCCATATACTCGTCATCTTGTAAAAATTTTTTTCCACCTTGTTCATATTGTGGGGGAAAATGAGAGTATATCATCTGCCATTCTGGTCCTGCCCATGATTTTTTATTTAGATCTCTTTTTCTTAAATACCCAGTTCCAGAAATTTGCCATTCTGTATTATTTTTAGGATCTAAAAATATAAGAGTTCCTCTTTTTAATTGTAATGGGGTGCTAATGTGATGCAAACCTATAGATTTTAGAAAATCAACGGCGTATTTTTGTCCTTTCGATAATGGAATATCTTTAATTAATTCAGATTGTTGTTTACCAGATAAAATTTTTCTTCCTCTAACAGCTTCAGTTACTTCAGAAGATGAATACATTAAATGAACAGGCTCTCTATCTAGTTGTTTAAAAACTATACGAGGATGGACTCTTTTTTCAAATGAATTAGATATTAATTCTATATTATTAACATCATTGAAAATTGCATCTCTTTCCTTAGATGAAAGGCCTTGGCGTTCAAGTAATCTATCTAACAGTAATATATAACCTTCAAGATCAAGTTTCATAGAACAAACTTATTTTTATATTTATTCTATTTCTTCTTGCTCCTCCTCACTTTCTTCTTCTTTTTCTGTTTCGACATAAATATCTTCACCATCCCATATATAAATTCCATCTACTTCTTTAATGTCTTCAATATCAAATAAATCCACATCGACCTTTTTAGATGAAATTCCTCTTTTTAACGTTGGATCTTCTGTTTTTTCAAAATCACTTTTAGCTTCTTTTAACTCTTTTTCTTTTTGTTTTAATTCCTTAGTTAATTCTTCAATTAACTTAGCTGTATTGTCTAATTCCGTTTTGGTAAATTTTTTGGATGTTAAACCTTCTAATCTTAGAGTTAATGAAAGATTTTTATATGGAGTTAAAAATTCATCTAATTCTTGAACAGTTCTCTTTTTTGCTAATACAAATTCAATGAATTTCTTTTTTGCAATATTAAATTCAAGTTCTTTAGACGTATAATCCCTTTGATACAAGAGGTGATGATAAAGCAAACGTTTTAATTGCCACTGGTAGTCATCAAGATATTGTTCAACAGAATCATAAACTAATACTTGTCCATCTTTAACAAAGACAGGAATCTCCTTTACAATTATTGAGAAAACTTTCTTTGCAAAATCTGTGATCTCTTTCCATTCATCTTGCTTCTTTCCAACATAAACAATATCTATATTGACTTTAGTATTAGAGTTATTTAATATTCTAACACTGCCTTCAAACTTATTAAATAAAAAATCAAGTCGTTTAAGTGCTGAAGTATATTTTAAAATAGGTGGAATCCCTCGAATTTCAATTCTATTTCCAACCACATTTATTTTTGAAGAAATAATCCAAGAGTTATCTACACCATGGTACTTAGAAATTTCACCGTCAAAGTCTATAAAATACGGTTTTAAATGTTTTATCTTTCCTTCTAAATATTTTTGAATGTCTTCTAATTTTCTTGGAAGTATTGTTGTTTTATATCCAACTGCAAGACCAACAATAGGGGTTGTTAAACCGATGGGAATATCCATCCAAAACGGATGATAAGGTCCTTCAGGTTCCTTTGTTATTAGCACTTTATATTTCTTTAAAATATCATTTGCTTTTGTTGATATTTTAACTGATGTGTATCTTGCTGCAGCAGGTTCTGGACAAACTTCTGATCCAAAGAATCCATATCCTTCGAGTATTTGTAATCCTGCTCCAAACGGTCTTGCTAATTTTGATATAGCTCCTTGCAAAGAACGATCTCCGTGGTGATAACCATCTTGAATTGCTTTTCCAACAAGTGTTAAGGTTTTTTGAAACGATGTCGGAGCATTCATTAAAATATAGCGTTGAACAGGCGTCAAGGCATCGTAAAAATTTGGGATTCCTCTAGATTCAAGTACATATACAGCATACTCCCTATATTTCGTATCGATAAGTTTAGAGATTGGCAATGATATGATCTTATCTTTTTTATTTTTCGTAATCATTTTAGTATTAATAAATTTAGATATATATTATAAAAATATTATGAAAAAGTTTTATTATGTGTATATTATAACGGATAAAATTAATCAAAAACAATATATAGGGGATCATTCTACAAACAATTTAAACGATAATTATTTTGGCAGCGGATTATTAATAAAAAAATCTATAAAAAAATACGGAAAACAAAATTTCGAAATTAAAATTTTAGAATATTTTAAAACCAAACAAGATGCATTTAATGCTCAAGAAAAGTGGATATTAAAATATAATACATTGTTGCCTAATGGTTATAATATAAGTCCTAAAGGCGGGTTGGGTGTAGTAGAATGTCATTCTGAAGAAACTATAAAAAAATTAAAAAAACCAAAATCCAAAGAAACTAAAGAAAGAATAAGCAAATCTCTTAATGGCAAATCATCAAAAAGAAAAGGAAAAAAACATTCACAAGAATCAAAAAACAAAATGAGTATTTCTCATAAAGGCTTACAGGCAAACGAAAAACATCCTATGTATGGAAAACATCATACTGAAGAAACAAAAGAAAAAATTAGAAATCGAAAAATTGGCAAAAAACTTTCAGAAACACATAAAATACATTTAAGTGAATCTCATAAGGGATTAGCTTCCCCAAATAAAAATAAAAAATTAACAAAAGAGTGGAAAGAAAAAATAGGAAAATCATTGTTAGGTAAAAAAAGAGGAACTTATAAAAAAATAAAAGATTATGATAAGGTTTTGAAAAATATATAAATAAAATGCCTTCGATGCTTGTTTCCGAATCCCTACATCATTTTATTAATGAAGAATTTATAGCATATCAAATTCTTAATGAAAGATTTGATATTAATAGCATTCGGAATTATGCTAAAAAGGCACTTGTATTAGCTACTCTATTTATTTTATCAACAGGCAACCCAAAAATTACAAAGGAACAATTATCTAAATCTCCAATAATACAACAATTAGCTAATAAGCCTTACATATCCCAACGTGAGATACTTTTAGGTTTTTCTCAATTAGCAGTCAATTTCATGAATACATCTATATTAAAAGATTATAATCAGTTATCTATTAGTAAATCGGGTTTAGAGTTTATTAAGGATCATGAAAAATTTGCTTCAGTTGCCTACGCTTTAGGTGATGGAAAAATAACCATCGGATATGGGCACGCGGAACCTGAAAGAACTGCTAATTTTAAAGTGGGGGATGAAATTTCAGAGAACGACGCAATTAAACTTTTTTATTTAGATGTAAAAGAGGCTGAAGATGGTGTTAGAAGATTATTTAAAATGTGGGAAGAACAAGGTTTAGATGTTAAAGTTTCTCAACATATGTGGGATTCTATGGTTTCTATGGCATTTAATATGGGTGTTAATGGATTTAGAGGTTCTGAAATCGTTAAATATTTGAAACAAGAAAATTATTTTCAAGCTGCTAATAAAATTCCTAATACTAAAATCGAAAATGCGGATCAATTTCCGGGTTTAATTCAAAGGCGTGAATTAGAAAAAGATTTATTTTTAAAAGATCTTTTTATTATTTAATGGATTCAACGTTCCAAAATCCCTTAGTTTTGCCGGATAGGCATTTCCTGAACCTATGTCCATATATTCATTGCGTCCTTGTTCTGCCAGTAACATCAGTCTTAAAAATCGTACTTTGTGATCATAGATATAATGCTTTTCATTCTCAGAATTTCTTTTTTCTATTTCTTTTAAAATAGATTGGTTTATTCCTTTATCATTTGTTGATTTAAATAATGATGTCATCTCTGACGTTTGGGCGTTTTTTAAACTTTCCTCTATTTCATCCAAAGACTTTGGTTTTAAAATGTCATTTGTTTTCATTTTATATTCATTTAAATATAATCCTTCATGTTTTTGAATTTCTATATTCATTTAAATATACTCTTTCATTTTTTGGAATTATGTATTCATCCAAATCAATTTCGATCCAATTAGATCGATCTTCGTCAAATAAGGCCCAACATTTTTCACCATCAGTTTTTCCAATAGCAATCATCCCGCATCCTTCACATATGAAAGTTTCATAAGTGTTTGGTTCCAACATTTTGAAAATTTTTGGAACATTAATATCTGCAGGGATTTGAGTTCCCCACATATCCATTGCACATTTATTACAAAAGTCGGCCATTATATTTAACGAGTGCAAGCTTCATCACGTCCTGATTGATTCATTCTTAATTCCTTTCCCTTTTCTTCAATAGTTACAAACGTACCATCAGAATTTATATCTTCTTTGCGAATATAATTATTTTTTACATAATCAATAAAGCTATTAAATTTCGAATGAATGTGATAATCATGGTTGATTTTTATATCATCAGGAATAAGCAACTCGTTTTTCATTCAGCGGAAAACTTCTTCAAGTTCGTGTGCTAAATACTGTTGAAGCATCCCAGGATTAAGTTCATCGCGATTATTTAGTTCATTTTTTAATGTTTGAACTAATTTCATTTTGTTAAGAATTTAACGATATTTCTAAAAATGGCTTTTGTATACATAGTCATATCTGAATAATTGATAATCCAATCATAATATCCCGGATCTATTTGAAATACTTCTTGAATAGTTTTTTCCTTATACTTTCCAAAATTAAAGTAGATTTTATCGTCTTTTTTCTTTAACTTATTTTCAAGGTCAACATTTCCATCGTCGTCAAAAGCAAACTTATCTAATTCTTCGACACTATCTGGTATTTGAAATTGTTTTTTTAATTCATCTAAAATTTCGATAGTGGCTTTAATATCTGATTCAGCACTATGAGCTTGCTCCAATTCTTTGCCAAAGAATCTCTTATATGTAGCGCTAAGAGTTCTTGGTTCGGCTTTCATTAATATTTTATAAACATCAACGATTTTAAATTCTTTAACACTGATGGCGATTCCCGCTCTAAGAAATTCTTCAATCAACATAGGAATATCAAATCGTTTGCAATTATATCCTCCTAAGTCACAGTCCTTAATGAAATTATAAACAGTTTGAGAAACTTGTTTAAAGGTAGGGCAATCAATTAGATCCTCTGCTTTAATTTTATGTTTCTCATAAGCACCTGGAGCTATTTCTCTTCCTTCTGGATTTATTCGTGTGTAATATCCTATTTGTTCTCCGTTTGGGTACACTTTAATCATTTGAATTTCGATAATACGATCATGAGCTAATTCTAACCCCGTGGTTTCAACATCGAAAAATACAATCGGCCGTTCTAATTGCATGGCTTTGATATTTTATTAAATAGATAACTTATAAAATCAGATTTTTGAACACTCAACCTTCCTGTTTTGGTTTCCTCGTTAGGTGAAATAAGAGTCTTATTAATTTTACTAATAAGTAACTCTTGATGTAGTTGGCCGAGAAAGAAAATATCCAAGTTAGTTTCTGCTTCAAAATTAATATGGTTTGAATCAGTTTGTATTTTCATTAGAATAAAGTTTTTTGTTTCTGCTTTTCAATTAATTCTATTAATACATCCCCGTGGCACGCTTTGGGTTTACACCAGCAGCCAAGGATTTTTCCATCTAATTCATGTAAATCATTAAGTAAATGTTTTCCATCTCCCTCTGTAATCCATTTTCGATAAGCCTCTACTGCTTCATCTCTAGAATTTACTTTAAACTGAGCAAGAGTTTCTTCTTTATGAGAAAAGGGATTTCCCCATTTAGATGGTCTGCCGATATAAACATCATACTTTTCTTTTTTACAGTGAACAACTTTCATTTTTCCATCTATTGTTGCCATATTTGTTTATATTAATGAAATCCGACTTTGTTTTGTTTAAATATGTTTCCTTTGTTGTCTTCGCCATAAAAATAAATCTCTGAAAGAGTCATTGGTTTGGTAACTTCAACATTATGACCAATTTTTTTAAGAAGTTTAGTTGCTTTTTGGGGATTTAATTTTTCAAAGGCATAGCTTTTAACCAAACGCCCATCTCTGAGCAAAGCTTCATCTATAGTTTTTGTATTTGTATTAAAGGTTGCTACGATTGAAATATTTAGACAGTCTGAAAGAAGACCATCAGTAAGATTCAAAATATTTGAGATAGCTCCAGTTCGCCCACTCCCGTCACGTTTCTGTAATGCTGGTTCAGCATCTTCAATGATAAGGACTGAGTCGCTATTGTTCATTAAAAATGGAATAAATGAGGGGTCAGTTATATGATCGACCATATCTGGAGATACGAATATAATATTGCGACGAATCTTTCCAGCTAAATATCTTATCCATGTAGTTTTGCCGGTGCCTGGATCACCACTTAAAATATAAAGACCCGTTTTCTTTTTGTCATTTAGATGATTAATAATATAGTCGGAAACATCTTTAAAATCGTCATTATAATTCATTTCAATATCGATGTCTATTTTCTTGACATCAAAAGCCATTTTATCAAATCCATAATCACCACGATAAACTACATGGATTTGATTTTTCTCGGCACTTTTTTTCTTGTAATTACTTAATAAACGTAAAATAATATAAAATGGATTATCGTCAGAACGGTCAAGGTGTTTTGTAGGATTAATAAAGAATGATAAATCTTGAGTATCGAATTGCATTATTAGATCATCTTCCACTATCATTGTGTAATCATTTAATTGTAAATCTTGATCTCCAAAGACTTCAATAATTCTTTGACAATATAATGGTGGATTTAAATATGTGAAAAAATCCGTTAAAAAAGCCTTATCGTATCGACTTGCCGATATTCGATATACAAGAGGGAGAAACCCATTTCTCTTATTATAAAAATATTCTACTGAATCCCACTCATATGCTGATCTATAGGAAGTTTCCTCTATAGTAATTCCTTTAAAAAAATCAACAGTCTTTCCCCACTGAAATTTATAAGGATTTTCATGTACGAATTTTTCAAAAGAAAGTTTCTTTATTTTTTTAAAATTTAGTATATCATGTGATTTAAGAACAGGAAGTTGTTTTCCTCTTTTAGCATATTTTCTTCGGGATTGAGCCCTTTCTCTCCTCATATTAGTCGTTATTTGATTTACTAAAATTTTACCTTGATTATCATCAATATAAAAATTATCACTCATTTATCTTCAACTCCTTCAAGCCATTTTTTTCTTTTACTTGCAGAATCTCCAAAGGCAATGTCTAAAAATCTCTTAGAACTTCGGTCATTTAATATCTGAAACATAGTTTTATTATTCATAACATATTGCCAATCATCGATGGATAATGAACCCAATCCTTTCAAATAATTAACATTAGTTATTTTCTCTGTAAAATTACTAAATTCTTCTAATGAATAAAAATATTTTCGATTATTTTTATGATCACATGCAACTAAAGGTGTTACTAATTTAAAAAGTCTACCCTCTTCAATAACATGTGGAAACCACTTATGAAAGAAATTTATTATTAAGGATGCAATATGTTGTCCATCAGGGTCTTCATCGGTAGCAATAATAATGTTTTTATAAAGTGGGGCTTTCTTTTCAGACGGATCTAGTCCAAGAATACTCATGATTTCAAGAATCTCCTTATTTACAGTTAAATCAGAAAGTCTTTTTGTATTTTTTATCTTTCCTTTAAGTGCATAAACACCTTCTGTTTCAGAATTTCTTGCTTGTCGAACTGATCCAGCAGCAGATAATCCTTCTGTAATATAAATATTTTCTTTGATTCTAGAGGCAGGTGAGTACTTATCAGAAATCTTTCTCTTGGATGTGCGGGAGGCCTTCTTAATAACTTTTATATTTTCTGAATATAGTCTTTCATCTATACGTTTAGCTATCTCCTCGGCGATATCTGAGTCCTTTAGAAATCTAAGCAGTCTTCCTTTAAAAGAACTTTCAAGAAGACCTTCAATTTCAATTCTAGAAACTGCATATTTAGTTTTGTTTTGATCTGCAAATCTCATCAATGTTGATGGAACATTTAGAGATATTAAAGTTTCGTAAAAGTGATGTGCTAAATTATATTGAAAGTATTCATTTACCCAATCTTGTACAATTTTCTGATGAAGTCCAGTGCATTGAGACCCATTAACAAAAGACAAAGAACAAGAGTTTTCATAAGATGGCCAAAGTATTATTGTTCCCCATTCTTTACTATCCACTATAATTGTTTCTTTGGGTAAAAAATTCATTATCGGAATAGGATATTCTTGATTATTTTTAGTGAAGACGCCTGTTATTTGAAGATTCTTTAAGGCTTTGTCTTGATTAATAAGATATTGCTTAAATGACAAATATGTTGATATTAATTCTTCATCCCATTTAAACCCTGGAAATACATCAGGTGATGGAACAAATGAAACCATTGTTCCTTGAACATCTCCTGTTTGTTTTCCTCTTTTTATTTCTTCCACTACTTTAAAGTCTTTCCAAGAATAAGAAACAAAACTTGTGGCATTAACTGTTCTAACAGTAAAAGCCTCGGATAAAATGTTTACTATTGAAGCACCTACACCATGGGTTCCAAGAATATTTGTAGAGGTATCAATAAAATTAGAACCGGCATGTAATTCTTCGAATGCGGTTCTCACAACATTCTTTTTGGTTTTTTTATGCTTTGAAGAAGCCTTATGAAACCCCTGTCCTTGGTCGGTTATTGTTACTCTATTTGTATCTAAATTGATTTTAACTTCAATACCTTTCATCTTACCTTTCATTCTTTTAGCCTCATCAATAGCGTTTTCAAGAATTTCGATAATAAGATGCATAAAACCCGGAGACCAAGGTTTATCTACTTGTTGTAATTTCCCATCACGAATAATAGGCAATTTGTCATCCATCATTGCTACTTGACCAAGATACATAGTGGGACGAAGCCTTACGGCTTCGAATGTATCAAGTGCTACTATTTCTTTTTGATGGGATTGTTTTATTACGACCATAAATACTTTTTTACTATTATTTATATGACGAAAAAATAATTGGTTTTAAAAGAAAGGGACACTGTCCCCATGTGTCCCTTTCACCCTGATTAACCTAAACCTATGATATGAATAAAACCACAGTGCTAATATAAACTATTTTTATTATTCATGAAAACATTTGCTGTTAAAAAACTGTTAAGATTTAAGGTGAATGTTTGCAGCTGTGAGTCTTGCTAATGGGTCATCTCCAATTTTCCATCCAAACGGCATTGATGTTTTCAATCCTAAAGTTGTATTTAATTCATTTGCTTCTTCAGGAGTAATCAATACAATGTTTAAAGAATTTTTAAACATAAGTGCTATTTCAGCATTACTCTTTCCGCTCTTGACCATTTCTACAGCCTCACATATTAAAAAATCACATGGAATAATATGTTCTCTGTAGCTATTTTCTGGTGTCCTATTAACGGATTCTCCAATGATAATTAAATCATCAATAGAATCCATTTGTAATGTTCCTCTATTTAATCCTCCTGGCATTCCATTTTCAACTGAAAAACGGACTTGTTTAGCCATTTTTTCAAAAATACCGGTTCGATCTAGAGAAACTTTTCCTCTTTGACCTGCTGGTTTTTCCAGTGTGAATGGCAGATTTTCAATGATCTCAACCAGTTGATAGAAGTGTTCAGGTTTTGGGTTCTTTTGAAAACGAATGCTAGCATTACATTTTCCAAGAAAATGATCACCAAAATTTTCGGCTATAATTTCACGGATTTTAGCCATATCATTTGGTGAGTTACCAAATCCTACAACAAGACATTTTCCCCCTGTATTCCATTCTGTCTTTACACCTTTAATGAATGCATACCACCCCCAAGTTGCTTCAAGAGCGTCATACCCACTATCAGTTAAAAATTGAATAATTTCTTTATTATGCTCTTTCATTTCTTATCATATTAAAAAACAAGAGGGGGAAGTTTTCCCCCTCTTTGTTCGGAGTTCAACTTATGAGAGTTTTTCGTTGGCAACTGCGAAGACCAGTTTAGTCTGGAGGTCTTTAACCTGAGTGTGATTATCGCCGAGGTCTGCAACTATCATGACCTGCTTTTTTTCACCTTTTGAGGTGGTGTAGGTCTTGATGTTGTTGTTTGCATGGGCAGCAAGTGTGCTGAATACGTCGGCTTCAAGCGGCTTGTTCAGATATTCTTCAGCCATTATCCAGAGAGTCTTGTTAAGAGCAATCTGACGAACTGCGTTGTTGATGGCTTTCGAACGGCTCATTCTTCCTTTTTCAGATTTCTGGGCGAAACCACCTTTGATCAACCATTCGCGAACGTTCTGGAAAGTGTCCCATAATGTTCTCGGTCTTTCACCGCCGCGCATCGGGTCGAGAAGAACTTTCGGGTCGATTGAATCGTTCAGGTTCTTGAAATTGATGGTACCGTCATCGTTGATGTATCTACGGGGATCGCGGTAAGCGGCACCTCTGTTTGCGAAATCAAGCTGTTGTTCTTCTGAAAGAACGATTTCCTGCATTTCAGCAATGTAACCGGCAACAACCTTGTACTGTTCAGCCATTTTATTCATGATCTCCTTCAGTTCTTCGAAGTCAAGACCCATGTGGCGGAACTTGATGTTGGTGAAAAGGTTCGGTGAACTGATAACCATTTCTGACTGACAAACTGCGCGGAACAAACCCATGTGAAGCTGAGCTGAAGAACCACCATTGTGGCTATTATCAAGTATCAGCTGTGGGCGTACGTTGTCGTTCTTAAGAGGCATGAAACCAAGTTCCGGATTGGTAAGGCGAATGATATGCCTTGAAAACTGGCTACGTCCCTGCTGCTTGGCATAGGTAAGATTCCAACCAAGTTTTGAAAGGTTGTCGAGAATACCAGTTGTTGCAACGAAAGAGTAAACCTTACTTCTGTTGTGTTCACCTGAAAAAGCGGCGGGAGCAACATTTCTCAGATCTTCGAGGTTTTCTACTTTGTAACCGTTTGTTCTTAAAATCTTTTCCATTTTTGTGTGTGTTTAAGTTAATATTAAGTTTTAATTTCATAGTAAATATAACACATTTCTGCGACAGTAAAAAATTTTTAGGCAGTTTTTTTCAAAAAAAGTGAGATTTTAACATTTTTTAATAATTAACTAAATGGTTTGTTACCAAAAGGACTTTCAAATGGTGAATGTGGAGGCCACGGTTTATCAGGTGGTCTGCCGGGAGGATATGGGGGCTTCCCATCACCTGGAGACCAAGTCATCATAACTAAGGAAATCGAATTATCTAATTTAATTTTAGTTATTTTTGGCTTAGTATATTTCATAATTTCTTTCTCAAATCTTCAATATCGATCTTGTTGAACGTACATTCAGAACCAATTTTCCAAGAATTTCCTGTAGCAATATCGATTGCATGAATCTTATTTCCAATAAAGGCCTTGAATAAAAATGCCTGTTTGGCATTTTCGATTGAGAAAAGGTCTCCTTTTCTCAAAGTTTCGGGTCGGGTTTGGTAGATGCTGAAAGAACATCATTACTTTTTCCAACTATAGCCTTAGCAAATGGAGTTGTTCCCATTCTGTCTTTGTAAATTGGAATGTTGTACATTTTTCCTGAACCAACGGCTTTTCCAACCCACTTAGTTCTTTTCATTTCCATGAAAATCATTTTTTCATCATTCCAAAGTTTAATTATGTCTCCTTTAGAAACAAGGTCTGAACCTCCACCTTTGCTGATTAACGGTAAAAATGCTTTTGTTGCCATTGTATTAATTATTAATATGAATTAAATGAACTGTTGGATAAAATTCTTCATACTTCTGACTTTCACAAGGAATAAATTTATCAGATGTTGCAGATACAGTATTTCCATTTGATTTTATTGCATATACTATGCAAACAAGTTTTGGATCGTACATTCCATTTGGTGTCAATACAAAGTCTTTTATAACGACTTCTTCTCCGTTATAAAGAACTTTGTTACCTTTTTCAATCTTGATCAACGGGCTTTTCATTTGATGTATCATTAGTAATTAAAATGTCTTTTATAGAGTCCTTCAAGGTTGTCAGCTTCCATCATGAATCGAGCAATACTGACTTGTTGTTCTCTCCAGCCAAGTTTCATGACACCATTATGGCATTTGGAAATATACTCATAAATAATATCGATTTGTTTTTTCGTCATATCAACATTTTTTATGTCAATACGTTCATTTAAACAACCCCCAAAATGTACGGCATTTCCATGTATTTTGACCCAACCTGCTTGTTCAAGCCATGCGCTTGCATTTACTACACTATCAAATTTATCTTTTTTGGGAACAAGGCCTTTTTCCTGAAGAGCATCAGCTATTTGTATATGGAGCATATTTGCTATTTCTCCATTCAGGGCGTAATAGAGGTCTTCTGGTGATAACCAACCAGCGGACCAATTGTCCATTATATTGACGGGTTCGATACCTTTAGAAATGACCTCATCAATTTCCCTCGCAGAATCTATATATAATTGAACTTTATTAGCTTCAATTTCTTCCATTGAAAATTCAAAGTTCACAGTTTCTTTCATAACAAACATTACGTCAGTCAAAGTCCTCGAACATTGTAATTTCATACTATTATATTTCGAAAATGTCTCATTGTCTGCAAATTCATCAAAAGAATTGATCATCCATTCCATTGTATTTTGAATTTGCATCGTAGTCTCAACAAACCTCTTAGTCGTTTCAAACAAAGATGCAATAGCATTAACATCTCTGTCGTCTCTTAATGCTTCTAATACAGCTTCATCTTTTCCTGAAACAAATTTAAATATCTGATCATAATCAAAATCAAAATTAAATCTGTTGTTTTTGCGAATTTGATACTGAAGAGATTTGAAACCATCAATAAGGGCATCTGCATGGATTTCAATATCGCGAGTGTGTCTTTCAATCCAAAATAACGGATCAACCTTTGGAAATATTTTGTCATGCAATTCGGGAATGCGCTTCGTTGGCAAAACGCACTGTTCTTCTTCATCAACCGAAAGAACTATTTCGCCCTTTAAAATACGAAGGGCTAATTCAGTTGGGCATCCATGAAGGCTATCTGTTATGGTTTTAAGAGCTTGTATAGGATTATTGCGTTCTATAAGATGTTCTTGGGCTATTTCCATTAATAGAACTCCAAAGTTATCTCCTATTCTAAAATGTACTGTTTGTGTAGCCATGTGTGTAACCGATTATTTCATAAGATTAATAAGTTCTTTGCCAGACTTGCACTTTTTGCAAAGTTCTTCCAAACGATTAAACCTATCTTCGTTTTTTTCCCCTGTACGAAATTTCATCCAGTTTACAAAGATTTTGGCCTGTTCTTTAAGCTCGGCAGAGTCATTTGAAAAAGCAAGCTCTAATTTTTCCCCAGATCTTCCGATTAAAAAACGGAAATTAGCTCCGGATGGGAATTTGACACTAATTGACATTCTGTCAAAACCGATTGATTTTTTAATTTTTGCTTCCATTGTGTGTGTAAGGAACGATTTGTATTTCTGCGAATAATCTTTTTACGTTTGTACATCTCCCATGATTGGCGGGGCTTTCTTTGATACTGTTCCATATGTTAAGAATTTACATTGTTGCTAATATAATAAAAATTCTTGAAATAAAAAAATATATACATCAAAAAACTAAAATTAATATTTAAGAAATGAAAGAAACCTTTGTCCCAAATCATCTACACTTATTAGTTAGAGGATATGTGACACACCCTCCTTCCACTACTGAAGAAAGCAACGAATTCTTAATCAAATTAGTAAAAAAAGTAAGAATGAAAGTAGTCGCCGGACCTACCTCAGTTTACGTTTCCGATCCTGGAAACGAAGGAGTTACTGGAACAGTAACATTAGCAACTTCTCACGCATCAATTCATGTTTGGGATTCCCAAAAACCTTCAATGTTTCAGTTTGATTTATATAGTTGTTCAGCTTTTACACCTGAGGAAGTAATAGATTGTATTGACGAACATTTTGATTTAGAAAAAGCTAATTATATTTTTATAGACAGAAATGAAGATGAATTTAAAGAAATAGAAAGGGGCCAAATAAATTGACCCCATCTAAAAACACACACATGAAAATTTATCTAGTTTCTTTTATTATATAAGAGCCTTCCCATATTCCCCAAGAACTTTTTTCACTGAATGTATAAGTTTCAGGTTTTTCATCGTCTTTCATAGGACGAGTAAGGTACCAAAGATTGTCATCTTTCCAGGTTGCATTTATCAACTTCTGATTAGCTGGTAAAGTAATGTGGGCAGTTCCACCAAAGGACTTAGCGCGGGAATTTTCAGTACACCCTGTTAAAAACATAGTTACTGCTATAAACATTGAAAATAATATTATTTTTTCATATCTTAGATACTGATAAATTTTCATCAACTGAACCATCCGGATTTATACGGATTATTTCATTTACTCTCTGCATATTTTCTCCATTGTATTTTGGAAATTGCTTCTGTAATTCCTTTTTATTTTTGCAGAATACGGGGTAATCATCCCATTCAAAGGTGTCACAAACGGAGATGATGTATTTATGTTTTGTGCTTTTTGCTAGTTCTATCCAGTTGTCGACGTCTTCTCTTGATGCTGCCATTCCTTTTGTTTTTTATGGTTTCTTCTTCTATTTCTTGTAGTGATTTACAAAATTCAATTTCAAAATCATAAACCATCTACCCCTCCTAAGTAATTATCTTGGCCAAACATAAGGCAAATCTCCTTCGATATTGAATAATGGTTTATAATACTCGGGATTTTTTCGAACTAAGTTACTCTTATGACTAATGAAAAAGTTTTCATTCAACCATGATGGAGCAATTGGTTTTTGATTTTCAACTAATTTGTACAAACGATTGTAATGTGCTTCGCATTTTGGTCCCTTGAATCCGCGATTTTTCCATTCATCAATCATAGCTTTAAGGTACACTTTGACCAAGTAAGCTTCATATCCTTTCCACATACGAACGGCCGGATGATTACGCCATCCTTTCGTACGCGTCTCATCCAATAAGATATTAAGAATCTGAATAGTTTCAACGCGCTGTTTGCCAAGTCGTTTTGAATCCAAAATCTTTGCAGTATCAGAAGGTTCGTATGTAACTAAAAAAGTTTGCATGTACAAATATAATAAAAAAATCGAATATAAAAAATTATTTTCGAGGTATTGGTTGAGGAGCTGCTCCTATTTTTTAAAGACAATCATGTTAGTAACGATATAATGAAAAAACTTCTTTTGTACAAGGAACACATTTGCGTATATGTAGTTCATTATGAACTTTATCACCATGTTCAGTTACCCATTCAGTAGAATGTTCAGACCAATGGCAATAAACAGCCCAATCGTTTCCATATCCTTTCTTAGCCACCCATCGAAGAGTATCTCCTTCACGAGTATTAGTCATATAAAGACCTTCAGGAGAATTAGGAAATGTGCCAGTAGCAAAGACTTCCCCTCTTGGAAGAGCATCAAACTCTTCTTTAGTCATTTCTCTTTTTCTGCTTTTTATCTCGTCTATAATATCATCTAATTTTTTGACCACATAAGCATCCGCTATTCCCTTTTGAGGAAGTAGTTTATGAATGGCCTTTAAATATAGAAGAATATCTTCATCCCCTTCAATTCCATCATAACCATGAGCACAATTCAGCCCGGTCGTGAAGCACATTTTAGTGACCTCATCAGCTATTTCATTAATTAACTGTTCTTTATTCATTGTTCATCCCTTATTACTGTTTCATGCACACACATTACATTTACTTTGTTACAAAATTTATTAAAAATTGGTTATTAAATGTGACAATCTACAATTGCAATGTATTTATCCTGATTAGGTTCAATGAAGTTCTTATGATACTCATCTTCGAACTTATGCTGATCCTCATGAGATTCGGTACTACAACCAAACCACCCCATTTCTCCAGGAGAATGCCATACCCCATCTGGTGTTATAACGGCATATGTGCTGAAGGTTGTATGAGATTTGATATAGTTATCTTTGTTGCCATAACGTTCAATGTACCATTCTGGCTTATAAAATGAGTATTTCATCCTTTTTTCCTGATCAATTCCAGGTTTTGTAAGAATATCCCATATATCTCCATCTTCGGCTTCGTCCTTAAGCAATTCGAACTTAGCTATTTCAGCCATTTTGTCCCAACATACATCAGAAACTTTGCAAAGGTCTACCCAATTATAATTTTCGGGAGTATTTGGAACGTCATTTCCAAAAACGCCTGGTTGGCCAAGTTCCCCTTCTTTATTTACTTTAACAAGAAGACTCCCCATCCATCTTCCACCTAGTGAATACCAATCCCATTTAGCATTAGGATTTTCCCAATACCCATATGCTTTCTGGTCTTCGTCATAGTGATAACCGCAATACTCTTCGATGTACTTTTCGAAAGTCGGATATTTCTTCTTGACATCCTTTTTTTCTTCTTCGTACTGTTTTCGGTATTCTTCCTCAACATTATTAAAGGCGAGGAATTCTTTGGGGCAGTCGCCCATGTTGTTCTCCTGATAAGGAGCTAACAGTTTCTCAATGTCTTCGGGTTTGTCGCAAATTACTGCTACTGTGAAATGACTCATAGTTGTACATTTTTAGATTATGGCAAATATAAACAAATTTTTCAAATAAAAAAATATTTTATGTTAATTGTGATAGATGATCTATACAAGCTCCTCTATTTTTCCAATCGTAGCGATCCATTAATGCATCTCTCAACATTCTATCAAGAATTTGACCAACTGCGGCTCCTCTTAAATCTGACATCATAATAACATCATTTCCATTTATTTGGATGTCTTGCATTCTTTTAGGAAGTTTTCCTGATTGCATTTTGGCAACTACTTGATCTATTTCCATAGGCAATATCTGAGCTGTCATAACTTCAGGAGCCTTTTCAAAAGCTTTAAAAAGCATATGAAGAAAATCTTCCTTTTCCGTTATTTCAGGATACGATGTCAATATATGATCAAGTATTCGAACATTTTTTTCAAGATTAGCATCCCCCTTTAATCTGGTTTTTATAAAATGGGCGGGATTTACTCCACCAAGAACTCCAAGTACATAGTAAAAAGATATAGGATCGAGCTTATCTAAACCCTCAGTATATTTAAACATCTTTTCTCCGAACAACGCTCTATCTACTTCAGTTTGATGTAATAATTTAAACACTAATGAAGTATCTCCGTTTTTAGTTAATATCTTATTTAATTCTTCAAAGATACGTTCTCCAGAAATTTCTGTAATCAAGTCTGCGTTGTCTCTCATCAACATTAAAGTATTGGGCTCTATAGTAGAACCAAATCTTGATGCAAACTGTATTCCTCTTATTATTCTTAACGGGTCTTCAGTAAAAGCAGTATTATCTGTGGCGCGAAGAATATTGTTCTTAAGGTCTTTAAGACCATTAAAGGGATCGAGAATTTCCATCCTTTTAATATCTACTGCAATAGAATTATAAGTAAAATCTCTCCTTTTCAAATCTTCTTCAATAGTCACTCCATCTGTGATAATTTCAAATCCTTTATGACCACTTCCTATTTTTCTATCTTGACGCGGAGTAGCGATATCATAAGGTTCTCCCTGAAATCCCTTTGGTCTAAATTTAATTACAGAAAAAGATTCGCCAACAATGTCTACTTTTCCAAATGGTTTTAACATTTCATGGATTTTTTCAAGTGGCAAGCCTTCAATAATTATATCAATATCTTTGCTTGGTTTATTCATAAATGCATCTCTGACACACCCACCCACTATAAATGCATCAGCGGACATGAGTATTTGACGCATCCACTTCGCTGACCTTAAATCCAATAATATGTCTCTTACTTTTTCAGGAATCATAGTGCTAATATAATAAAAATTTTCGAAACTAGAAAACTTTATTATATCTATTTTATGATTCCTCTTCCTCTTCTTTTTCTAGTTCAGCCAGAAACTCTTTCTTTGTAGGCAAAGCATCAATGGAATATGACTTTCAGTCCAACTGGATAATAATTTGATGTTTCGTTGTCAATTCCCTTTCGTTCAAATCAATTACATATGCCCATTCACACCAAAGAGAATCCTTTACAAAATCTAATGAATTCTGAAGTTCAGTGACGTTGTCTTTGTAGATCATTTCAAGAATTGCTGCGCCAGTATCACGATGCAACCCGGGATATTTTTGTTGAAATTTATGCGAAACATCAATCCCTACCCATTGTGAATTTGGATCTGCCCCACATTCAGTCCACCTTTCTTTAATCTGTTCTGCAGTTAGAAAAATACATTTTTCAATCTTTTTTCGAAATTTAGGCATGTTTGCTTTTCGAAGAAAGTTCAGAATTGTTACTCCTTGGCCGGACGGATAACCATCCCATTGTCCATATTGGGCAACCTTTGGTTCTCCGTTTAGAAATACTGCTGTGACATGTCTTGTTCCCATTATTTAAATAATTTTAAAATATTTTTATCATTACATGGTTTCCATTTTGGATGATCAGCTTTATTATTTTTCCAATCATATTCAATTTCATCAATACTTGAACGGCCATCATATGTTTCAAAAAAACGACACTTAGGATGATCTAATTCAAGTAACTTAACTAGTTCTGTAGCTAATTGTTCAGAAGCATTGGTTACAGATGTTCCGTCATTAATATCTTCAAAAAGAATTAAGCATTCTTGCGTATCTAAATTCTTTTCTATGTAAACATTACATGACGACGGGTGAATACCCCATCCTTTAAATTCATGTCTAAACGATTGTATCATTTTTTTCTCGTTTAATTAAAAAATAATGAATAACGAAATTAATAATCACAAATACAATAAATCTTCCTATGATGACTTTGATGGGCATTCTTTTTAGATAAAAAGGTAATAAAGCGAAGAAAATCTGCGTTATCACTATTAGCTCTTTTAAAGATACCATCTAATTCTAATGCACCGCTTGAACTTGGAAAATTCCGAGTAGGAATAGAACCATCATAAATCATTTCAATAAGTTTATGAGGCTTCTTCTTATAAAGATTGGCACTTTTTAAAGTAACTAAATATTTTGTATAATCAATTTCCATCTAGCAAATATAACAAAAAAAATTCATTCGTGTTTATTAACTCGACAATTTTTCATTATATTTTTTATTAGGTCGGTCTCTTAATCAACCCCAGTCTTTCTCGTATGTATAATAATAATCACAAGAGGCTGCATCTAACATGGCATTAATATAATATTGATCTAATTCTTGTTGATTTAATGACTGCATGTATTCTAGAGCACCCTCTTCGTTCTTTTCATAATAAACGTTTCCTGCTTCTTTGTTTACGTGTTCTATTGCCATTCCACAAGCAGTATAAAAGATTCTATCATTATCATTCCACCTATATCCTTTCAATAAAGAACCTTTATTTTGAAATCCATCGTCACCAATGGTTTTGCCGATATATTTTTTTAAAAGAATAATGCGTTTTATTCCTTCATCACGTATTGGGTCGAATATGGAATTATCATGAATTAACATGTTGCTAATATAATAAAAATTTTTTTAACTAGGAAATTTTAGCTCTAATTTGTGCTCTTTTGTTAAATCACATGTTTTATTTTCTAATATCTGAAAACCGACTATTGGATTCCCGTAGTCTACTTCTAACATAACTTCTATAATGACTTTTCCGACAAATACATCAGTTATGTAAACAATATGTTCCTTTGTCTTATTTGTAAATTCGATCCATTTATCTAACAATAATTGAGAACCCACTGATTCAGCAGGATTTGTGTATGATATTTTTACTAAAGTTTTAAATTTTTGATCTGAATAGAACTTAAAGGACAGAGGAAAATTAATAAAATATCTATGCTGTTTTTCTATAATTATTTCAAAGGTTGCTGTTTTCTTTTTGCCTTCAATTACGTATTTAGGATCAAGAATTTTAAATCTACAAGGGTTTCTGCCAGCATTATCAAATGGTTTTTGTAATATTGATATAATCAATAGAACGCATAATACTACCATAAAAACCAGAAGCAAGCTCTGCACCATTCATTATAATTATTTTATCCATTTGATCTTATTTTCAAGTTTATAGAATTTGTCTTTTAATATATCTATTTGTGTTTTTTGGTCAATAATTATATTTACTAGATCAGTAATAGATATTGACGAATCAAGAATAAAATCAGATGCAAGTATCTTTCCACTTACTTCTACGTTACCATTTTGATCTATTAAAAATTTATATTTATCGTATTCAGCATTAGTTACTCCTAGTAATGGGCGGTTTAATATTTTTTCATGTCTATTATTTCTTCCATCAATAATAACTAATGGTATAGAGGATGGAACATTGTTGCCTGCTCTCCCAATTAAATAAAGGCCGGGATCATTTTCATTGGAACCCATTCCTATAATTTCAGGAATAAACCCCTGATTAGTTCCATTTCCCATAGAAAAACCATAAGTCCCATCACCCATATGAAATGCTGTCATTAATGTATTTTCCGGAACAGCAATGTCAAATTTATAAGTGTATAGGGGGCCTCTCCCGACACCTACACGACCCTCAGAATAATAGATATTAGTTCCCTTTAATCGATCATCTATTATCAACCTTGTGTCAATAGATGCATCTATCTTAATTACACCATCATCATTGATCACTGATATAAATTCACCGCCTTCAATAGGAATTGAACTCCATTTTAGATTTTTTTCTTTAGATAAAGATAAGAATTTATTTGTTGATGAATCTTCTATAAAAGGTTTAACCTCTTGTATAGAAAGCGCATCACCAGAAATTTGGTGAATTATAATATTACCATTGTCCTCCGGGTGAAGCATACTAATTGTTTCCAGAACCATTTTTGGTTTTTCTTTTTCTTTTGGGTTTATTTTTTGTTTGAACCCAAGTATCATATATTGTTTTTAATTGTTGACAATACTCATAATTCTCATGTAATTTAAAATGATCAATTAACATGGTTATTAGCTTTTCAACATTTTCATCCCGACAAAAAATTACTGATTTTTTATCATGATATATTACAAACAGCTTATCATTTTTTACTATTGAAAGATATTCTTGAACTTTAATTGCAAAATGCCCAAAGTTTTTATCCTCATAAAATTCCTGGGCTTGTTTTTCTGGGTCAAATTCAAACAATACTCTCTTGTCTTCTGTAGGGCCAACAGTTATCAAAAATAAAAGATGGGCATTTTCTCCTTGTTCTTCTCTAAATTTTTGTGTTTCTAAAATTACGTTTTCAGCAACTTGATCGAATAATCTGAGTAATCCGTCTTTAAACTGATCATATCCTTTCAAAATTATTTGATCTGTTAACATCCATGCAGGATCTATCTCAGTATCATGAATGAATAATATTGGACAAAATATATTCTCTTGTAATATATCAGAACCTAATTTATTGAAATCAGCATCATCAATTTCGTCGTTTTCTCCCCACACACACCATGTATTCGGAACTTCATAAAGCCTCGCTGTCCTAATATTTTCGTACTCATCAAATATCTTGATGATCTCTTCATCTGTAAAAGCTAGCTCTTTTGGCTTATAAGTTTCTGTAACCCCGCTCGGATATAATATTATCGCCATTATCCAATTTTAATTTATTTCTTAGATTATATCTTTTATTTTTACACATAATAATAAAATTTCGAATATAAATGTCCTCTCCGGGTTCTAGATTTTCAGCTATTATTAGATGAGAATTTGGTGGATTTATCACAAGAACATTTGATTCTCCATCAATTATTATTTTTCCATCATGTGTTTTTGTAATTTTCATTTGTGGAATCGTTTGAACGCATTATTAGTTATATATTCCCAATCTGCTTCACCGACAAATTCATTAAGAGTCTTAGCACCGCAATAACTCATATTTGAACGAAGATAATCTTGGAAATTTTCAACCCATTGTGAAAGATTATATTCTACCTTTTGAAATTTAGTTATTCCCTCGGCTGTAACTAATTTGGTTCTACCCCAGCTTCGTTGGACGGCTTTCGTACTCATTCCACGATATTTCTTTTTAATTGGAAATCCCCATTTCCAAAGAGTCTTAGCAATCCAATAAGGAACTCTAAATCCCCATAAATAATTATATCCAGCGCTTTGCATTGCTTTATTAAATAATGATCCAACCATTACATAATCCGCGCCTAAAGCTAAAGCCTTAATGATGTCGTCATATCCTTGCATTCCGCCATCAGCAACTATTTTCGTTTCTAGTTCGCATTCCTTTTTAATTTTATGACATTCTGTTATTAATGATCCCATCGGATAATTGATAGCGACATTTGCTGCTGTTGTACAACCGGCCCCTGTTCCGATAGAAATACGAACATAGTCGGCTCCTGCCATAGCTAAATTTTTATATGTCAATGGATGAGCAACATTACCAACCATTAATTGTGTCCAAGGCCATCTATGTTTTATTTGTTTTACAATTTCAATTAATTTTGCCATGTGGCCATTAGCAATGTCTATAAGTACATTTGGGTAATTTCCTAAAAATAATGGAGTTTGTCTTTTAAGATCTTCTTCTATTTGTGTTAATCCAAGCGCCTGAAAGAATCCGGCCTTTCCCATTAAATATAGTCCTTCGGTTCCTCTTGGGAGGCATGGTATAATATTGTTGTCAATAAATTCTTGATAATTTCTTTTACATACTACAGTGTCCATTGGTGAAGCAATCAATGGAAGCTTTCTGTTATCATATAATATATTACATTCACGTCTATGCGCAACATCACTCACAACTGCGGGAATAATAGATATGTCCCACAGGTCAAACTTCGGCTCTCTATTCATTATATTTGTTTTATTATTATAAAAAGAAAAAGCTCTTAAGTTTTAAGAGCTATTATTTCTTTAATTCAATTGGTCCTTCTTCTTCAGGAGGAACAGGGGGTGTTATATCAGCTGGTGGGGCCTTGGTTTCAATTTCAGGTTCTTCTTCAGTTTGTATTTCTTGTGGAAGCAATACTGTTGCAGCTGTAGGTGGTTTTGGTTTTGCTACAGGTTTTGGTTGTTGTTTTGGTATCGGCTTAACATTTTTAATTTGTGCACCAGGTTGTTTTGGCTGTTCCTTTTTAGGTTCTTTAGGTTCTTCCTTAGGTTCTTCAATAGCTTTCTTAATTGGTTTCTCTTCCTTCGGAGGTGTTGGTGTTTTTGGTTCTGATTCTTTGCCTTTTGTTACAGGTTCTTCTGGTTTAAATCTGTCCCCAATTCTAGCTTTGTCGATTGCAAAAGTTGTTTTAAATAATGGGCTAGAAACCTGGAATTGACCATCAGGAAGTTCTCTTTCAATTTCAACATAAGTATTTGTACCTTTATTGGTTGTATATTTATAAGTTCCTCCTTGTTCGATTGGATCTTGGCTAACTCGATATTTAGGTATAGACTTGACTTTAACTCTTGATTTATCTCTTACAACTACAATAGGCTTATCTGTTTTTTCATCTTTTTTCAAAACAATTTCTTTACTTCTCCTAGACACACTTCTCCATGCATCTTTATCAAGATCAAAGAATGTTGCAACTTTAGGTGATGATGGTCTAATTCCTTTAGGATGATCTTTTCTAGGGATATATTTCATCATAGTAGTTCCTTTTGCCGGACGAACTTCACCATTAAGTTTAATAAATTCAAAGTTAACTATTTTTTTTCTAAGAAGCTTTCTAAGTTCTGGAACTGAAATAGGTTCCCCATATAATAACTTTTCTAATAATAAGTTATCATAAAAATAATTAACTATGAACAAATCTCTAGCAGATTCGCATATTTTATATCCGAATAATTCCTCTGTTAATATATCCTTAATTAATTGTTCAGTCATTTCTAGAGATTAGTTCCCATTTTTCTTTTAAATTCCTTATTGATTTCTTTATATATTCTATTGATATTGTTTTTGATTCCTATGTAAAGAGCTGCCTCTGGTATAGGCTTTTGCGTAAAAGGATTTGTTAACTTCAATCCTCTAACAAAACTTCTTAGTTCTTCAACTATTTTATCGTAGTGATATGTATCTTTGTCTAACAAGTAAAGAAAATAAACTAATTGTTTTTGCCATTTACTTTCTGGATTTCTTAATCCATATTCTTGTGCTTTGTTATTTACAAAATCTTGATCTAAGAAAAATCTAATAGCTTCAGGTGACATCTTTCCTTCAATCACCCCTTTCCAGAAAATTATACTTTTAAATTCTTTTCTTACATCATCAGGTGACTTAGGTTTTAAAATGTCTCCTATAGATTCTCGTACAATCATTTTTCATCAAATGGAAAATCTTCTACACCATCTGGAAGAGGTTCATCCTCAAATGGGGGTTCTGGTTCTCTTTGATAACGTGGAAATCTTTCATCATCTTCTAAATCATCGAAATCCATAGAGTAATCGCCGGCTTCTAATCCTTGTGCCTTTTTAACCATTTCTTCTGCTGCAAATTCTGGACTACTGCCAGATTTATATAAATCCTCAAAATCATCAGCATAAAATTCTATGAATGACTGAGCCTCATCTTCCATTACACCAAATTCTGATGTAAGAAAATTCATTAATTTTTCGTACCACTCAGATTCCGGAATTTCTTCATCTGTTTGTTCATCAGGTATAAAAAGTTCATTTAATGATTCTTTAACAAATGACTCATTCTTAGATCCGCCTGTTTTACGTTCAATCATCTTCTGTATTTCTTGTGCAAGCGGCCAGTCTTCATTATCAATAGCCTTATTCATCTCGACATTCAAAGCATTTAATCCTAATCCGGATAACCATTTCCTTATATCGGCTTCTGATTTTTCAGCTTTAGGTTCCTCTTTAGGCTTAGGTGGTTTATTAAATAAATTGCGTAGCTCTTCATCTTCCCCTTCATCCTCAACATCATCAAAATCTTCTACTCCTGGAGGCAATGGTTCATCTTCAGGTTCTTCTACTGGTTCATCTATTGCCTGTCTGTATTTATAATCCTTTATTTCATCCATTGTTTCCATGATGAACATTTTGATAGTCTTCTTAGGTTCTTCTTTCTTAAGAAGTATGGCAGTAACAAGCTCTACAAATTCTTTAGAAGGCATTTTAATCATTTTTCCAAAAACAAATTCCCTCATATTTGGAATATCATATGCCCCCTTAATTTCATCTGCAACACTATTAATATAATCTCTTAAATCTCTTGCGATATATGGTCCATAACGAATATCTCTTTGTTCATCTGCTAATGTATCAGTAGCGTCTAAAACTTTTTTAGCTCTTATTTCATCAGGATCTATTGCTCCTGCAGCAATTAATTCATAAATTCCCTTTACTGTTTCATGAACTAACATAGGAAGATCAAGTACACGAGCAATAATGGTTGGCCCGCTTGGACCCTCTTCTCCTCCCTCACCGCCTTCTTCGTCATCATCGTCGTCATCTTTAAATTTTATTTCCATCACATTAGCCATTTCTGGGTGCTCATCAACCATCATTTCAAGATTTTGTGTTTCATCCCAGTCAAATTTTTTATTGAGAGCTAAAAATTGCATATAGAGATCAAGAAGTCTATTACTTCCTGTAATTTCTGCAACTCGATCTCTCATATCATACATCATAGAATGTACATTTTGTGCCTCTCCTTGCATTATATTATTGATAAGCTTTCTTTTATCGATATCATCTTGAATTCCGGGTAATTCTACTTGACGATTTTCAATTTCAAATTCTTTTTGTTTATTCTTTTCAAGCATTCTCTCAGCAATTTCTTGTTTTTCCTCATCATTAGGATCAACAATTTTTACATCAAGGGTAACCCCTTCAATGATTGGACCATAAAATTTTTGTATAACTTCTTTTCCTAATTCAGTTAATTCTTCTTCATGACCATGCTGAATCTGAAATATTTGACGAAGTAAATTGCCCATTTGAGCCATTTCTTGATGAGTTGGACCTCTAAACCCTCCGTGTTGTTGTTGTGCTTCTTGGCGAATACGATTTATGTATTCTTGTGGGAGATTTAATTCTGCCTCAAATAAATTTAAGCTCTCTTTAACTCGTTTCATATTATTGTTTTATTTTATTATATATAACAAATTTTCTTTAACTGGAACATTAAAACTTTTGTCAAATGCAGCTAATGATTTTGAATCCAAAGATGCACGTATTCTTGGATCATTTATCATTAGTTTTAAAATTTTTAAATCCTTTGTTTTAGACCAATTAGCCAGAGCAAGTGATAATGCTATTCTATTGTTCAATGACGGATCTAATTCTGGATATTGCAAAAATAACTGTACTTTTTCAAATTGGTTATCTAAAATTGCCCTATTTAATGCATCGTTTGTTGGAATTATTCCATGATCTAAAATCATCTTAGTAATCTCAAAATTTACAGTTTCCAATGCGTGCTGTAAATTATGATCTTCAAATATATGTAAATCTAATAATTTTTTAAAAACTCGAGCTTTATTTTTGTTTATAGCCCATAAAAAAATTCTTTGATATAATTCTTTATTAAGTTTTTTTTCAAGAGCCCATAAAATCGGCTCTTCTATATCTTTGTACATTCCTATATTAATTAATTCTTCAGGAGATTTATCCATTAAAGATTTTCTTATTTCTTCCTCAGATTTAGGTTTGAAAATTTCTGATTCACCCAAATACCCCCATGCATCTTTATCAAATCTATATTTAAAAGAACCGTTGGTCGATTGATAAACTTCTCGTCCCCTAGCAAATCTTAAACCTTTCTTTTCGTTTTTTTCAAGAATTTTATATAACTTGTCCTTTACTTCTTGTAATTTTTTTATTTGATCGTCTGTTAGATGATATTTTTTCCATTTATTACTAGTTTTACTTTTTTCATGTTGTCTAAATTTCCAATCGATAGCTCCTAGGGGACTGAATTTATCATATTTTATTCCCATTGGATAATCCTTTTTATTTCTCCATTCTTCTATTCCTATAGGATTTATTCTTCCATCTTTAAGAAGCAGATCCATCATTTCGAAATTTAGATTATCTATAGCATTTATAAAAAAAGAAGATCTTTTATCTCCCCATGGATTTACCCTTTTATCTTTTAAAAGTAATTTTGCAATTTTAATATCATTTGTATTAATTGCTTCTTCTAAAGTAGAATTATCAAAAAATTGATTATCTTTAAGGGGATATTTTGATAATAAATACCTTATCATTTCATAATTTTTTTTACGAATTGCAAGATGTAACTCATGAAAGTCTCTATAGGGTTTGCTACGCATTAAATTTGCCTTTCGTTCTTCAATGGCATATTTCAATAAGTCTAAATTATTGTTTCGTATAGCAGCAAATGCTAAATCCTCAGGACTTAAACCTTGTTTTATTCTTTCGAGTTCGGCTTTAGACTTCGGTTTTAGAAACAGAGATGAATCTGGTTTTTCGGGTTTAGGAACACTAGTAGGTTCTTGACCTCGATATATATCTCTATTATAGAGATCACGATCGTCATCTGCTATACTTTCTCTAACAATCATTTACTTTTCTTACTTTTGCCTATTTGTGAGAATGCTATTGCAATCGCTTGTTTTTGTCCCTCTTTAGTAACTGGAACTTTCTTTTTTGATTTGCCGATATGTTGTTCTCCTTGTTTCCAATGATGCATCACCTTATGGAACTTCTTCTGTTCCTTTGTTTCTTTTTTCTTTTCGACCAATAAAAAATCCTCTAGGCTTTCACATACTAGTCTCATTACAGTATATTATTTTACTTTTTTTCGCCTACAAGTTTCATATACTTTTTAGCGACTTCATCGGCAGTAGCTTTCGGTCCAGGAGTTACAGATGGTCTTTCTCTTCTAATTGGAGAAGGATGACTTGGTTTTGTTCCTGGTTTTCCTGGATGAATAGTCGGTTCTTTTGTTGGAGCTGGTTTCGAAGGTTGAGGATTTGCTAATTTTACTTCATCTTCTACTTCAGGTTCAACTAAACTTTCACGTACGAGTTTTTTTGCCATTTCTTTATATTTTTTTAATTCGGTTTCACTTAATTTACTTGACACTCTCTTGTCTTTTAATAATAATGCAACAATTTCATTATGTCCATTTTCATATGCTTGTTGCAGTGCAAAATTTGATTTTGATGTTGTTAAATCTTGTTGGCTTGGATCGACTCTTTTATCTTTTAATAATAATTCAACCGCTTCTTTATTTCCAAATTGAGATGCAACTTTTATTGCTCTATTATAATCAGCCCCTGGATTAATTCTTTTATCTTGTAAAAGAGTATTTACTAATTTATTATTTCCTCTAGCAATTGCGATAGATAATGCTTCAGCAACAGATTCTTCTTCTTTTTCCGGCTGCACTCTTTTATCCTTTAATAAAACATCGACAAGTTTGTCACGGCCAAATCCTACTGCCCAAACAAAAACTATAGAATTCTTTTGACCTGGATCTAATTTATTATCCTTTATTAACTTAATAATTTCCTTTTCTAATCCAACCTTTAAAGCTTTATATACTAAACTATTAGGGGAAACTTTAGTTTGCGGGTTAGTCAATAATATTTTTATTATCTCAGGATTTTTTAATCCAGAATCGTTAGCAACTTTATTGGGATCTGCGCCTCGTTCAATTGCCACTTTAACTAATTCTGGATCACCAATTTTCTCAACGGTAGTTTTTAGTAGTTCATCAGGGTTTTTAATTTTTAAAGCAGCGTCAAAAATCTCATCTCTGCTTTTTGGCTTAAGTATTCCTCCAATACCTTGATGTTCTTGTTCGCTTATATTATATTTTCTTTTCATTTCAGGCGTGAATTTATTTATAACTCTTTCGTCATTTAATAATAATCTGATAATATTGTCATGTTCATAAACTTCAGCACCAGTTAATGCTGCATTATTAACATCTGATGGGTCTACTCTTGGGTCTTTTAATAACTCTCTAACTAATTGTGTATGTCCATTGCTGGCTGCCCATCTAATTAATTGATTTCTATTAGACCCTGGATCTAATCTTGGGTCGTTTAATAATAAGTAAAAAATTTGTTGTTGCTGTTGTGTTTTATCATAATCTGATCTTTTAACATTTCTAGGATGTAGGGTTTTAGAGATAGCTAAACTTATGTGTCGAGGCAATAAATCTCTTTTCAAAATTTGTTTAACAATTTTGGGGTCACTTCTATCCCAAGAAACAGCCCACTCTAGTAATTTTCCATTAAGTTCTGGAGACAGTTCTCTGTCAAGAGCAAAATGTAATACATCGACAACATTTTTTGAAGTGACCAAATCTACTAATTCTAGGTCATTCAAGTTGTTTATTTCATTTTCTATTTCTTCTCCTGACTTTGGTTTTAATATATCTCTGACTGTCTCTCTTACTAACATTCTAAAAATTATTTTAATCAGAAAGTAAATCGTCGATATAATCTCTCGGAGCTACACTATCATCTTTAAAGTGAGAAGCCTTGAAAGATCCATCTGGATTTACCGTTACTCCAATCATGGATTTTTTATCTGATAATGATTTGGTAAAGTCGTAAATAAAATATTGGTTTGAAAAAACGTCTGCATAAGAATCCCAATAGTTCTTAGAATATGAAATACACCAAGATTGAGAACCTAAAACATTAGAAGCTGAATAATCTAAAGGTTTTATCACCAATAAATCTGGTCTTTCTAATATTATTTCAACATTACATTTCTTCTCTTTAATTTTTTTCTTAATTGAATCTATATTAAATCCCCCTGAAAGATTTTTTATAAGAGCATCGGTTTCGGCATACAATGATCTTGAATCTTTAAATTTTCCACCTTTCTTTGAATAAAAATCTTTTAGAGCCGGGGCATATTTAATGTTCAACTCAATCAATTTTCTTAATTCTTTATTTGCGTGTTGTCTAGCACGAGATGGAATGGAATTTATAACTTGATTAACTTTTGTTTCAATTCCTGAACCCTGAAGGAAGTCAAACAAATCCTCAATCGTTTTAAATGTATCGATTGGAGGTACCTTTGCTGTATGTGTTTGGAGCATTTGGTACACTTCTATAAGCTTTTCCCATGGTTCTCTATCTTGGAATAGCCATTTAGTAAACTTACCAATATAACCTATTCGGTTATCTCTTACCAGCATTTGTTTTAACTGTTGAAACCGTGGGTCTTCTTCTGGAATCCTCATTTTGGCGAGGATTGCTCTTGCCTGTTGCATATTCTCGTTTAATAAACCGTATAAATTCTCTCTAACAATTGACATGCTAATATAATTTATTTTTTTAATATTTATTTGATTTTAACATATTTTTTAATCAAATTTGTTTAAATATGTATTTTCAACCTTATCACCATTAACATCTATGATTTCCATACCCTCTTGTTTTACCTTAACGGCTAATACTTGATTAAATCCTACATTATCAGAATCTAGAATCATGTAAAAATTATAAAAAATATCATCTTGAACATTTCCATATCCAAATCCTCTTGATATTACCTCTTTAATATCATCAGATTTTTCGATTTTGTAAATAACATAGGTATTTGTTTCTTTTACAATTTCTTTCTTTATTCCTTTAATTCTTCTCTTTATTTCTTCAATAACTTCTTCTGGTTTTTTTGGTGTTAAATATGATAGAACTTCTTTATTTTTATAATCATGTCTGGCTGTTCCATCATTATTCTTGTATTGTATTTCTTTTATTTTACCACCTGGTTGAATTGTTGCAGCAATCATTGATTTTTTATCCGATGCCGGCTTTGTAAAATCATAAACAAAATATTGATTAGAAAATGCATCTACATAACTTTGCCAAAAGGATTTAGATGTACAAATACACATTCTTTCTGAACCTATTGATTGTGAAGTATGATAATCTAGAGGTCTTAAAATAAGTAAATCAGGTCTTTCAAGAACAATATCTACATTAGAATTTGTTGTTCTTATTTTTCTTTTCATTGCTTCTAAATTGTAACCTTCATGTAAATTTTTAATTAATCCTTTTACAGTTTCATAAAGCCATTCCTTATGATCTTTATATTCTGGCGGAAGTGAATATAATTGTGAATATCTATTGTATCTTCCGCCGGCTTTAGAAAAGAAATCAATTAAATCATCCGCATATTCAATATTATCTTGAATAAGAATTTTTAATTTATCTGTAACGTTTTCTCTTGTTTTTGTAGGAATTGATGTTAGTACTTGATTTAATTTTGAAGATGTTTTTGCATGTCCTAAAAAATCATATACTTCTTCTGATCCTTTAAAGGTATCTAAAGAAGGCATTTTTCTTGGATTAGACTTCAATAGATCTTGTAGTTCTAAAATTCTTTCTAATGGTTCATGGTTTACAAATATCCATTTTGTGAATACTCCAATACGTCCTATATTATTATCGGCTAATAATTTTTGTTTTAATTCTTGAAACTGCTTATCCGATTCTGGAATTCTTAATTTTTTTAGAATGGACCTTGCTTGATCCATATTCTCATTCAATAAACCATATAGATTGGAACGAACTATCATCGATCGTTTAATTTTTAATATATATACACAAAAAAAAAATCCTTAGATAGCTCTAAGGATTTCATTCAGACAGTAGTGGGATTTTATCCACATCTTGAATAGCCACATTCTGGATTAACACATTTCACACAGCCATCTTGCATTATGAGTTTATCTCCACAATCTGGGCAACTTTCACCATCCAATTCATCTTCCGGAATATACTTGGATAAATATCTTCTTACAACAGAGGAGAATGAAGAAACATTTTCATCAATCTTTTTAATGACATGAATAACTTTTTCAATTGGGGCACCGTGTCTTAATAGCATTGATGCCGACAAAGTTAATGCACGTTCTTCAACTCTATTTGCAGCTAATTGAATATTATCTATTTCAAATTCTCCGTTAACAAACTTATATTGTCCCTTTTTAATTTTTATAGTTTTGCCCTTTGTATTTTTATCCATTGGTGGATTTTCAAATGCGAAAATCTCGTATGGTCTATTGGTATCTTTCCATAAACCTACTATAACAGCATATTTGACACCTTTAACAGTGGCAACATAATAATCAGCCTTTAATTCTTTTGGTCTTTTTGGAGCGTGTGTTTCTTTCAAATCATCTTCTTCCTCTTTTTTATTGGAAATTAAAACACCTGCTCTTGAACCTTCTCTATAAATTGTTAACCCTTTACAACCAGCTTTCCATCCATGAAAGTAGATATTATTTACCTCATCAATAGATATTTTTTCAGGAAGATTGTGTGTAACAGAGATAGAATGATCTACCCATTTTTGAATAGCTGCTTGCATATTGATTTTTTCATAGTAATCAATACTATGAGATTCTGATTTTCCCCAGGGGGATTTACTTACAAGATCATTTAGATCTTTTTCAGTTGATTGCTCTAAAAACTTCCTTGCACCCTCAAACGTGGTTTGAGACACTAAACTAAACCACTCTATAAAAGGATAATGTATTACATTGTATTCTTCCCATGAATCCCCATTTTGATCTACAAACACCACTTTAGCTCCTTCTTCGTTCGGATTTATTTTTCTTCGTCTACGATAGAATACCTTAAATACAGGTTCAATACCTGAGGTTGTTTGACACAAAATAGCAAGTGTTCCTGTAGGAGCGATAGACATGGTTGCTATATTTCTGCGACCGCTATTTAAATAGTTATTGTATTCCTTATGATCAAAGTTCTCACCAATAACTCGTCTAATAAATGGATTTCCAGCTTCGACATCAGCGTTCCAAACCAAAAATGGCTTTCTCTCACTTGCTAATTTTATACTTTCTCGATAGGAATTAATTGCTATGCATTTTTGAATATCTTCTGCCATCTTTGTAGATTTTGGAGTTGCATAATCCATACCCAAAGAGGCAAACATATCTCCTAATCCTAAAACCCCTACTCCAGTTCTTCTACCTTTCCTAAGGACATCAAGAACCTTTTTCCATAGATTTAATTCTGTTCTTTTTAATTCTGGGTCTTCAGGATCACTTTCTATTTTGTTAATAATAGCCTGTATTTTTTCTTCTTCAAGGTCCACAATGTCATCCATGAACCTCTGGGATAATTGGGCTACTTTAGCTAATTTATCCCAATTAAATCTAGCTTTAGGAGTAAATGGATTTTCTACTAAATTATATAAATTTATAGACCCCAATCTACAAGAATCAAAAGCACTTAGAGGGACTTCACCACAAGGATTTGTTCCTCTTGTTTCAAATCCAAATTTCCTATATGAATCTGCAGGGGATTCGTTTATAATGCGATCCCAGAACATTACACCAGGTTCTGCGTTTTTATGTGCTTGTTTTACAATGATGTTCCATATATCTTTAGCCTTTACCCTTTTGACATAAACACCCTTTTCAATACAAATCAATTTATTATATGGAAGTTGTTCTTGTAAAGTTATTTGTCTAGATTGTGTAGGATATGATAAAATATAGTCTTCATCATTTTCTACAGCTCTCATAAACTCATCAGTAACCTTTACCGAAATGTTTGCCCCTGTTATTTTGGATAAATCATCCTTAGCCATAATAAAATCTGTAATATCTGGATGATTTATGTGCATTGTAATCATTAATGCTCCTCTTCTTCCATCCTGAGCAACCTCTCTTGTAGATTCGGAATATCTGTTCATGAATGATACTGCTCCAGTTGATGAATGGGCGGAATTATTTACTAATGCAGTAGATGGTCTTAAATGTTCTAATGTTATCCCTACGCCGCCGCGACGTTTCATCAATTGAACCATACTTTCATCAATATTGAAAATTCCTCCATAGGAATCAGCACCATTATCAATAAAAAAGCAATTACCTAAAGAAGAAACTGCTTTATTATTTCCAAGACTAAATAATATTGATCCTCCAAAAATGAAGTAGTTGAAATCCTTTAATGTTTCATAAATTTCTTCGTAGGATAAGGGATTAGGATATTTAAGTTCGTTTCTGTAAATTTCTTTTGATACTCTTTGTATTGTATCATCGGGGGTGAGTTCTTCGAAGTAGCCTTCTTCTTTTGATTTAAGCGCGTATTTTTTAATCCATACGTTTGTCGCTAATGTGTCTCCTTTAAAATATTTAAGGCCTGCTTCTTTTAGCTGTGGCTCTCGATACAATTGTTCACTCATACTTATTTTAGTTCTTATTTTAGTTAAAAGATTTTAGTATTTATACGCCTTTAACTTTTCTTAACATGCTTTTTTTATAGACTTAACAGAATTTTAACTCAAAGATTTTTTAATGGATTTTTTTCGCTCTTTTAGAATTTTTTCTAACTCAGCATACTCCTTTTCTGCTTTCAGGGACACTTTCTTAGCATCTTTTCGTTGAGAATAATAATCTGTTAGAATTTCAGAAAGAAATGGTTCTATAGTCTTATCGAAGACCGCTCCGCTTTCACATTTTACTTGATTTGGTTTTGGTTGATAATTTATATCTTTCGTAACAAAATTCTCTACCGAAATTTTAAATTGTCTCATTATTGTCGGATAAAGAGACGCATAATCGAAAGATGCTACCCAACTATATAAATCAGGAGTGGGGTCATATACAAAAGCTCCTTCATAATCAGCTCTTATATTATCTTGTTTAACCTTTGGGAATACTTGATTTCGTTGATATGCATGTCTTGTTAACGTTGCTTCTAACATTTGTATTGGAGAAAATGCATTCATTGCTTCAACGCGAGTAATATTACTAAGACCAAGAAATGTACCCATAGTTTTTAATTTCTTATGAATTTGTTCTACGAGAATCGCGTCAATCGCATTATAAAACACGTGTCTATCATAATCTTTTTCATAAAGATCTCTAAATGTTCCTGAATATTTAACTTTTTTGACGCCTAACGCAGCTTCAGCAACAAAATCAAGAGTATTATTTTCTTTTGGGTCAATAGTTCTATCCCATTTTTTATAGATTTCTAGATAGTCTACAACAAGTTTGTGTTGAGGAAGCATGACATCAACCCTTTTACCTCTATCTTTTGTTTTATGTCTAACCCATTGTCTTGTTGGTGACATCCACAATATATCAATATTCAATTTTTTACAACGATTATAAATATATCTCCAGTCATAATTCCAAAAGTTCCATCCCGTAATTAATGGTGCATGTCTTGCGTATTCCCATAAGAAACTATGAAGCATAGTTGCTTCATTATCATATTGTTTGTAAATAAAAGTATATTTTTTATCGAGACTTTCAATATGTTTATTAATTTCCTTTTCTATCGAATCACATTGTACCCCTGATAATGGTTTTAATCCAAATACATAAATTTCTGGAGAATGACTCCATGCAATAGAATTTATTCTGTTGTTAGCATCACCTGGGTCAGCAAACCCATCATCTGTTACATCAACTTCAATATCACAAGAATAAAGTTTAGGAAAATTTCTCTCAAATAATGGTGCAACTATTTCATCTCCAGCGTCAAGGAAAAATTCTTGAATACGATGTTTATTTAAGAATTCAGTGGCAACTTTTTTTACAGGTTTATTATCCCATGAACGAACATTTGGAAGGCCTTGATTTTCATATCGAGCATAAACATATTCGTACTTATGCATTGGAGGAACGTTTAATTGCATAAACGAAACATCTCCTTCTCTGTTTATGTAAGATACGATTATTCCTTTATCTTGTCGTTGTTCTATAGTAATAATCATGCTTAAATATTTTTATATTATATACGAGGAAAGAAAAAGGTTTAGTTTTTTTTGAACTAAACCTTTTGGCATGCATAGAGAAATTACCATACAGGTAAGGTTAGATATATTCTTTACAAAATGATTTAAGTTCTTCTAAATTGTTAAACACATAAACAGATAATCCTAAATCTCGCGCATATTGTTCTTCTTTATCCGCACCAGGTGAAGGAATTTCATCTCCCTTGGAATCGAAGGCCCTTATCCTAATAAGTATATCACAAACAGCCAACCATTCTAAATCCCATTCAAACCATTCATGTTCTGGTCTATGCTGATATATTTCACAAAAATGATTTTCTAATGGTGCAAATGGTATAAAACCATGATCCATTAAAATATGTTTGGCCTCTAATTGTCTTCTGACATTATCAGCCTGCCATCCATTACTGTATGGCGATGCTATGTAAACTTTTTCTTTTTTCATTTATTTCTTGTTTGTTGATCCGAATCCTCCGGCACCTCTGTCATCCTGAAGTCCTTCATAAAATTCCTTTAAATTTGCTTCCTTTGATTGTTCACTTGAATTTGGATCTATTTCTATCGTATCAACTTCATTATTAAATACTGGAGTTTCCACAAATTGGATAAGTTTCATATCTTCATAAATTCTTACACAATCAGTTCCTGTGTTTATAATTCCGATATGAACTTCACCCTTATAGGTATAATCTACAACTTGTGCGCTAAATACTAATCCATCTTTTGTTGCTACACCCGATTTATTGGCAGCTATTAATGCTCTTCCTGGCTGTGCCATTCTACAATGAATACCAGATGGAATTAATACTCTTGAATGGGGAGGTAATATGAAATATGGTTGGCCCTTCTTTTCGTCAAATTTAATGGGTCCGGCAATTGGTTCATTTAAATTATAAGAAACACATCCACCTGTGCCAGTAATAGTCAGTGATGTATTAAAATGATTAGTATTTTCAGAAGTATCAGGAAATAATTTAGAATTTTTTGATTTAAGATCTTCTAAAAACTTCTTTGTAAATTTAGGAACAAAAAAATCTATTCCTGCATCAAATGGATAGGCCCGTTTAGGAGATGAAACCTCACGAACTTTTAAAAATTTAATCTTCTCTTTTGCCATAATAAAACTTTTATCAATTATATTATGACAGACTTAAGAAGTTTTCTAATGATAGTATTTAGATAATAAGTTTTTAACCATATCCCAGGGAATTAATACGTTGCTGTGACCTAAAATTCCATCTTCTCCTGCAAAAATTTTTCCTTGGGGTCCTGGATGTATATCATAAGTTATACCACTTAATCGATAAGATTCATTAATTTTTTTGGTTTTAACTTTGGATTTGACTTTATATTTAGGGTTCTTAGGTTTTTCAACATTCACTTGATGTACTTCACTAGCACTTGTATTTTTCCCCTTTTTAAAATTTAATGGAACCCCCATCTTTTTGGCCATCATCGAACCAATTTTATCATATGGACTAATATTTTCCTCATTTAAAACAAGATCAAGAGAGGGATAAAATTCTTCATTAGATTTTTGAGTATAAGGACCTAGAGAAGAGTCCCCCCATTTATCCCCACTTCCTGATGAGTTTGATTGTGGGGGTGTTGCATTACCCATTCCTGGAGTATTATTTAAAGTGGACATTGGGGTACTTGCTCCACCCATGACATCTTCATTCATAAGTAACATATTTTTTATTATATATTACTTTATCAAAACTGCGTTAATTCCTGGAATAGTTTTTAGATGATTTATGGTAAGATCATTATCATCGTAGATAGTGATCTTAGAATAATATGGTTTGATTTCAGAAAGAATTATTTTTTCTTTTAATTGTGGAATATCTTCAGCCCTAACATCTGGACTGCCAACACAATAGATATTTTCAGCAGGAAGATTATTAATTTCATTTCTTCTTAAAAATTCAATAATTGCTGGTTTAACAGTTTCTCTTCTTGCTGTTATGATAAAAATAGGAACATATGATCTTGCTTCTTCTGCAGCGTCATTATAAATATGAAGTAAATACCAAGCAGGACCTTTTTTAGCTTTAATAAATTTGGCATTATCAAATTCGCTGAAATCAAATTCTTCATTAGGTTGTTTGATATAATGATTGAACTCATCAGCATCCATGGATCTTATGTATTTACCATCTCGGTATAAATGGGATCTTGCTGAATCTTTCACAAGAGTATCATCAAAATCAAAGATTACGGCTTCATTACGCACAGTTTTTGCCCTCATAATTATATATTCGAAAAGCAAATATAATAAAAAAGGGGTCATTTAGACCCCCTTTATAAAGAATTTTTTAAATTATTTAACTGTTATAGTAACTTGTTTTCCACCAGAAAATTCTGTTTGTTTCATTGGAGTTTGTTTTTGTTTTCCTGCAACTAGGTTAGGAGTTTTTTGATTTTCTTCTCTTTCCATACCTTCTACACTTTCTTCTACATCCTCTTCTTCTCCTCCAAGTTCTTCACCTTCTTCTCCTTCAAGACCTTCAAGTTCGTCTCCTCCTTCTAGGCTGAAATCTTCACCTTCTAGTTCTTCAGCACCCTCTTCTCCAGCACTTTCAAGATCTTCGTCACCTTCGATTTCTTCTCCTTCAAGACCTTCTTCGTCTTCTACTTCTATTTCTCCACCAAACATTTCTTCGATATCAACACCTTTTTCTTCAAGCCATCCTCTTAAAGCTTCCCATGAATCAGCAGAAACTTTAATCTGATTTTCAACAGGTTCTCCTTCTTCGTCAACTACTTGTTCAGCATCTACACCTTCTTCAGATAATTCTTCAATAGCTTCTTCAACATTATCAACTGTAATGACGAATTCAGTTATTTCTACTTTTTCTTCGCCTTCACCTTCAAGCTCTTCACCTTCTTCTTCTTTTTCTTCACCTTCATCTTCAAGCTCTTCACCTTCTTCTTCTTTTTCATCTTCAGAACCTAAATCGAGATCATCAAAAGTTAATTCATCCTCAGCTTCCTCTTCTTCAGCTTCATTTAATTTCTGACCACGTTTGGCTTTGATGTTTTCGATAATCTTTTTGATTCTTTCTTTTGTAGACTCATCCATTTTTTTGTCTTCTTTGTCACATTCTTCAATTTCTTCTTTTTCTTCGTTGCATTCTTCAACTTCTTCGTCATAGAGTCCTGGACGTGGATAACCTTTTGTGCGATCTACAAAATCATAATTACCTACTTCGTCTTCGAGTTCTTCTTCATCAAAATCTTCAAGATCTTTAGAACTTCTAATATTTCTTAAAGATTTAAGAGGAGCCATTTCGTTTAATTTTCTACGAATGTTTTTGGTTTCTGATTCTGAAATCTGTGATGGACTTGCAAATCTCTTAGCCAATCTTTGTCCGATAGGAGACAATTTAAAATAAGTTATGCCATTTTTACTTTCAGTAACAAAGAATTTAGAATTTCTCTGTAACCACATATTTGCAGAAGCAATAGGATTCTTAGAACCTTCATTTAATCCGGCAATAAATTTTTTAAGGTCTGTCTTTGTTACTCTTTGGCTTTCAGCAACAAAAGATAGAACCTGATTTCTTAATGGGGCTGTTGCTCCAACGACTACTGGTTGTCTTTCACCATATCCGCGTTTGAGTGTTATAGTTTTGCTCTCATTAAGATACGCGTCAAGCGTAACTGGAACATACGATCTTTTCATAACATTAAATTTTATTTTTTTATTATATATTCATGTTTGAAATTAATAAATTGCATAGTTTAACATAACATCATTTTTTCTTCTTCATCTTAAGAAGAGAGTCAAGTTGTTTTTGTTGACTATCAATAACTTCTATATGTTTTCGTAGGTCACGAACAACAGAAGTTGTATCTAATTTTGAAATAGAAGAACTTTTTCGAATTTTTAACGAATCTTTTTGTATTTCAGCAATAATTAGTGTAGGTTCTTCAGCAGGGGCGGGTGTTGGTAAAGGCATCATTGTATCGATTTGAAACATGACGCTATCATTTGCGGGAATTTCTTTTTTATAAGTATTGCCACAAGATGAAATTACAAAAAGTAAAATAACTAGTAAAATTTTTTTCATTTTTCTTTCATATATTGAATGATTTGGCCATTTAACTCAGATTGCTTAGTTATATACTCGTTGATTTTTTTTACTTCTTGTTTGAGCTCATTTATTACTTGAGTATTTTGTTCTAAAACAACTTTCATTTTAGTTTTATTTGTAGTGGAAGTTACTATCCAGCCAATGGATGTTGCAAAAAATAGAATAATGAATACAATATCTCTAAATTTTGTCATAAATAAATCCCATAGGCTCTTATCAGTTTTAGGGTGTAATCTCTACTGGTTGTCTGGACATCAATATAGGAGTCATTGAATTTCCAGGTTCTTTACTTATTATTGTTTCTCCAGCTTGTAATTTTTCAATTTTCCAATTTTTCATAATATTCTTTGTCTATTTTTTCTTTGTCATCTAAAAGATATTCGTATTCTTTTTTGTCTATTTCTTCTACTTCTCCAAATAAATTAGCTAAGTACCCGATAATATCTAATTTATTTAAACGATTATCAAATTGAATATCTTGAATAGCTTCATCACCTTTTACAACTCTTGTGGTCCATTCATCATCTTCATCTTCTTTGTAGATTTTTGCAACTACTTCTTCATCTGTATCAGGTTCTAAACGAATATAAAAAACGTATTCATCTTGAGGTTCATCTTCATCCTCATAATTCATTAATTCTAATTCTGTTTCAATATCTTCTTGTTCAACAAGTTGGGGAACATAAGGAGCTTTATCTTCAGCTTTTAGGGTTTCGTCTACTATTTTCTCCTCTTCCCCTGGAGTAAAAGGGTCAGGTCGATCCTCCGTATCGACAATTTCGTCACTTATATTACTATAATCTTTATCTTCATCATAATCCTCGATAGTTTCGGGAACACCCATAAACATTCCATCTTCTTCATCAGGTGATGGAAGAGCTATTGTGTCTTGAGGAATCGCAGGAAGTTCTTCAGGAACTTGTTCTTCTTCACCTTCTCCATCTACGTTAATATTAATATCAATGTCTACATCTTCTGGATTATCTTTAACACCTTGATTATCGTAATTTTCAATATAATCTTTAATATCGGTTAATTTCTGAAGTTCCTTTTCTAAATCTTCTAATTCAGTTTGTATTGAACTAGTTATATCGTCATAAATGGATTCAGCAACTCTTGTTGGTGTTCGCATATTTGCATTAAATTTTCCTATGTTATCCCCTCCGATATAGCTTTCGTTTTCGTCATCACCACCCCAAGCTTGGCGAATTTTATTAAATTCAACCCCAGTATCTTTCCAATTGGTTTCCATTTCAATAATCATAGAGGCAACATTTTCTGCTGTTTCTCCCTTCTTAAAATATTTTTTTATAAGAGGTTTATATTGGTAAACTAATCCTTCACCATCATGATATGTTTCATCGATGCTTGCGATTACTTCTTCCATAAAATTTTCAAATTCTGGATTTGGAGTAAATGATTCATTAGTTCCTTCTTGTGGTTTAGCTTCTGTAGTAGTTGTTTCTGCTGGTTTTGTTTCAGCAGCCTTTTTGTCTGGTTGTGCTTTTTCTTTTTCTTCTGATTTAACACTCGCAGCGGCGGATTTAGCTTCTATTGCGATTAAATTCTTTTGCAAGATATTCATCTCCGAATCTAACTGATTAACTTGTTTCATTAAGTTATCTCTACGAGTCTGTTTATCAGCCATCTGCTTCTTAACTGCAAGATATTGTTGTGCGAGAGTTGAATCTGTAATACTTACATCTTCATTGATTCTCTTTACTTTCATATAGACTTTTGCCATGATAAGCTTTTATTTTATTTATTTATTATTGGTCTCTTAAGTGCTTCTTTATAAATATTTGGATATTCTGATTTAATTTGCTTATAAATTTTTCTCCATTTAAATCCTTGATTATCTAAATCATACAAATCTCCTTCATCGATCTTATGTATTACATCATATAAATAACCTTCTCTCATTGATTTCCATCCATCCCAACCATTAAACATTATCCAATATGATAAATTATCTAAAAAATCTTTTCCTATAACTAAAATGTACATTTCAGAAGAAAAATTCCATACACGAGATTTTATAGCTTCTCTTTCTATAACAAAATTTATATAATGTTCTTTTAAATTTGAAGGAAAAATATCCTTAGCATTTGTAAGAATTTCTTTGTCTGATTTAGGTTTTAAAATATCTCCAATAGATTCATATATGAACTTGGCCCTCATTATACGAATTTATTTTCTTTAAAATCAACAGATATAAATTGACCGCTCCAAGTTCGGTATTCGCTTGACATTGAATCAAATAATCCCCAAATAGACGGAGGTGTTACTTCTTTAAATTTTACGATCAATTTATCTTCAATAGCTCTAAAAGCCGGAAGTTGATCTTTATTATCCATTTCTCCAATATTGAAATCCTTTTCAACTCCAATACGACCACCCATAACTTCATCTTCAAAATATAACTGTATCGCAAATTGTGATTTTTTTCCAGTATCTGTTATAAGAGCTATTGGTTCAAATTTTGGACGCAAATATTGAAACAACTCAGTTAAACTCCAAGATTGCATTAAGAAATATGCAATGACAACATCTTTATTTTCAATAGCAACTGCGTCTAGTTGTGCTTTAATAAGATCATCGGTAAATAAAAATTTATTACCTTTCATTCTTCTTTCATTAGAAACGGAACCAATAACCACGGGACATTTCCAATTCCGATGCATAGACCTTATATTTTCCACTTGAGAAGTTGTAAATGGACGACATTCAGTTATGTATACTACGACTTTTTCTTTTCCTTTAACAACATCTAGCATAGCAGGTTCAAAGGCCTTTTGAACAGATGCGATGACTCTCATATTGTCAATATCGGATAACTGTCTATGAGTCATTGCGCCAATAACAACATTATCAGATCTAACTTCATTGATTGTGTTTTCTACTAATAAACCTACTTGAGGTTGGGTTTCTACTTCTTCATTAATTACATGCTTAATGACATTCACAAATGTATTGAATTTATTTACAGCTGATTCTGATAACAATCCAAATTCCTTTTTAGGTTTACGTAATGAAGATATAATAATTCTAAATAAAGCTTCATAAATTTTTCCGCCTTTCTCAAGAATATCGATAGTTTTCTTATTTTTAATTAATAACAAATTCAATCCTCCATAATATCCATATGCTGGTGGCGTTAAATAATCTGGTTTAACACTTTCAACTATATTTGGAAATTGATCACAAAATTTATTAAAAATATCAGAGGTCAATTCTAAATACATCTCATCAGATGTTTTGCCTTCTAATACTGGAATTTGATAATTATCCATGAATCTATTTAGATTCAAAAGTATTAAGTCATAAAAATCTCTTGACGATTCTTCTTTTTCATATGCTTCATTAAGAATATCAAATTCATATGAAACTATTTGAGCTAGATCTTTATCCCTCTTGATTATAATGCCTTCTATAATATTTTCTTTTGAATATGTTTCTCCGAATAGACGGGTGATTGTTTTAGCAAAATTTTCATGCCATTTTTCTAGATTACCCTCAGCATAATTTTTTAATACGTTCTTTTGTTCTTCATTTAATATTCCTGCAAAAATAATTGGGGGTCTTCCAAGACCCAATGTTGTAGCCCATTGATTTACTTCATCATACTCATAAACTTCCACAACTTTATTATTCTTACGTAAAGTGATGTCTGTTAGAACATATTTTGGAATTTTTGAATATGGAATTCTTATAGGGCGTTCAACTGGAGTATAAGCCACTCCAAATCTTAAACCTTCAGGAAGCATAATATCTCCAATTATTGTTGATAATTCGATAATGGCGTCTTCCCACACATTAGTTAGTGTTCTCTCAATTAGATTTAATTCAGTATTGTCCTTTTTAAAGAATACTAAATGATCTCCGTGCTTTTCAAAAAGGACTCTATAAGTATCTAACTTCTCAGTGATTATTAAATCTGAATTTAATAACTCATCGACATATTTCTCTCCTCTTTTTTCTAAGAGATACGTAAGCGTGTTTAACATATTTTTATATTTTTTAAGGTTTTTGAAATTTTTTCTTTAGATTTCAAGGAATGTTTTTTTCCAAACATTGGATTATTTTTACCAATTGTTGCCTGTGTAATTAATTTAATTGATTCTTTTGAATGACAATGACCCTTAAATGGGGAAATTCTTCCCACTTCAGATTCACCAATTTTTCTTTTGTGATTTTCTGATAATTTTCTATTTTTTAAAGCCTCACTTAAATGTTTTTTATGTTCTTCAGTAAATTTTTTTCCTTGATGAGATTTTTTCATCTTTTCTTTGGTCAAATTAGAATGATTTTTGTTATACATTCCAATAAATTCATTAATATTTGATCCTCCTCTCTTGTTTAAATTATATCCATTTGGATATAATGTATTATATTCATTAATATATTTTTCTTGCGCTTCATATGCTTCTTGTCTAGTATTAAATGTATCGATTACTTTTTTAATAAACTTTTCTTTTCCATATTTTTTTATGGAATTTTTTAAATATGTTCCACTTCCTAAATACGAATCATTTGAAATGTTTTTGCAAGATCTGTCACCAACATATTGTTGGCCTGTTAATATATTAGTTGTTATATAAACGTAATGTATCATATTTGACTAATTTTTAATGATTGATTTGTCCAATCCCATTTAATTGGTTCTTTTTCGCCAAAATATTTTATTTTATAGTTCTTTAAATATTCTTCTACATCTACATAAAAGTCATCATCCCATCCATCTGCAAACCAAAATTTTAAAAATTTTCCATTAGCGCAATACCTCTTCTATCAGGCTGTGGATGTCTAGGAGACTCCCACTTATCCCATATTGCGAATATATCATCCGCAATTCTAACTTGCTCGTTGCTCCAGCTTTCATTGATGAATTTTGCTCGCATAATTGTTTTATTTATATATCAAAAAAGAAACGCTCCTCTTAAGGAGCGTTGGGCTAAAGATACTATCTTTAGGGATGTTATGCAAACTTATCTAGATATTCAGGTTCAATTTTTGTTCCTCTTGCGTCCATTGCATTCATTTGTCCATCAGGACTTACTTTTACGCCGATTATTTGTCTAAAGCCTACTGTAGAATTATCAAGAATTAAATAAAAATTATAGAATACATCTTCGTCTCTTCCACCAAAACCTTTAACTATCTCTTTAATATCATCACTTCTTTTTACTTGGTAAATAGTAAATTTATCAGTTTCTTTTATAGTTTCCAGTGGTTTACCCTCAAGACGTCTTCTTATCTCATTAGTTACATCTTCTTGAGATTTTGGCTTTAGAATAGAATTGATACCTAACTGTTCTCTAACTATCATTTCTTTTTTCCTCCACAACAACCGCGCATTCGTACAACCTTAGTAGAAACAGGTTTTGGAGGTGCGGGTTTTGGTTTAATATTTTTCTTGGTAATTACCCGTAATAATCTTCTCATAATAAGTTACTCTTTACCTGATTTTTCTGCTGCTTTGGAAACTTTTATGCTTGGATATTTTCTCTTTACTGCCCCAGATACTTTTTTAACTAATGATTCGAGAGAACCTGTGTACCATGAAGGAGCTGATTTATATTGATTTGCCCTTGCCAAAGCATTTCTAGCCTGTGCTACACTATTAATAGGAAAATGATCTTTATCATCTTTTACACTTTTACTTCCAGCAGGAAAAACAACATCACCTCTATTTCTTAAAGCAGCTTTTGGATCTTTCTTTTCATTTAGAGCATCCACTTCTTTAGCGCTTTCATTAAGTTCTAATCTTATTTCTTTTACAAAGTTATCTGTAGAAAGTTTTATAGATTCTTGAATAATATCAGAAATAATATCTGGAGAAAGAATATCTGCAACCCCTTTAGCTTGTACTTCAGTATACATTTCATCAATTATATCATATAATTTCCATTTGAGCTCTGATTGACGAAGTGCTTCGCTAATAACTAAAGATGTCTTATTCTTTAAGAAATTTCTCTTCTGAAGAACAGTTGAACTCTCACTTAATACATCGGATCTAATCTGTAAGAATTTCTTGCCTTTTTCAGATAACCCCTCTTCCTCGGTCCAATAGGAATTTAGTTCGGCTAAGAAGGTGACCTGTTCCTCCTCATTCAATGTATAAAAGTCAGATATTCTATACTTATCTAGAAGTGTACTATAAACGCTCTTAAACTCACCTAAAACCTTGTTTTCGAATAATTCTGTGGCCTTAGTTTGCTTTTCTTTATAGACATCATAAAACTTTCTCATAATAAGAATTTTATTTTATATATTATATATTATTCATCAAAAAGTGAAAGTTCTCCTGAATTTTTTTGGCACAATTTTTGAACTATATATTATATATCTGACTGTTAAAATAGCCGCTTGAAAAAATGAAAAAACTCTTATTGACAATCGCTTTATTAATCACAGGATTAATTGCGACAGCCCAAATAGATACGACAGGAATGTCGGACTATGAAAAATATTACTATATTAAAAATGGTGATATTGATACTACCAAAAAAGTACAAACTAAAAATGTAGAAAATGACGATCTTTATTATCAACCTTCAAAGGATCAAAAACATGTTACAACGATATTTAACAGAAAACCAAAACAACCTAAACCAGAAGGATATTATAGAGGTTATAATGATGGATATGAAGAAGGTGTAGAAGATGTTTCTCGTCTTTTCGATGATGATTTTTCCTATGCAAATAGATTTTACAGATTTAATTACGGGTTTGGATTCTCATATTATAGCCCTTATTGGAGATTTCATTATGGATATTATGATCCTTTCTGGTATGATCCGTTCTATAATCCGTTTAGATGGGACCCATGGTATTGGGATCGTTATTATTATATTCCTTATTATTCCTATAATTATTGGTACACACCTTATAGATATGATTACTGGTATGGTTATAACTATTATCCATACACATACAATTACATCTATATAAACAATCGTACTCCTAACAGAGGTTATGGAGCTTTAGGAAGTCGATATTATTCCTATCAATCTCCAAATAAAAATATATCCACTTCCAGAAATACTTATCAAAAATACCCTACTACATCTTCAAAGGGTTCTATTTATGAGATCAATAGAAGAACTTCTACATCTACATATAGTAAGGGAGTTACTCAATCAACTAATGTTCAAACTAAACAAGAGCCAAACGTAACTAGAAGAACAGAGGCTTATAAAAAGCCAACTTATAATAGTGTTGAAAGATCATATACACCCTCATATAGTTCTCCGAGAATGAGTACAAAACCTCAATATAATAACACTCAAATTAATAGATCATATAACTCATCTACAAGTAAATCATATTCGGCTCCTACACAACCTAGAAGTACAACACAATCTAGAACATATACGCCGTCACCGGCACCTAGTCGATCGACATACTCGGCCCCAAATACTAGTTCGTCATATTCAACTCCTAGTAGAAGTTCTTCGAGTAGTTATAGTAGTGGAAGTTCAGGTTCTTCAATGAGTTCAGTTTCTTCAATGAGCAGAAGTTCTGGAAGTACAACTAGTTCTGGCGTGAGTAAAGGAAGGCGATAAAACTAAAAATAAAAATGTAATATAGTGAAGGAAACTTCACATTCAAGTGGTGGTAATAAAAGAAAGAGGGGATTTTAATCCCCTCTTAATGTTTCAAATACTTTCTTGGCTTTATAAGACTCTTTAATACCTAATCTTTCTCTTTCTCTTTTCTTCATTAATTCGTCGAATTCTTTGTTTTTTCTTTCTACGTCTTTTCTTATTTCACCCCCGTATTTTTCTTCTATCTCATCAGCCAATTTATCCGTTCCATAAATAAACCAATTTGTGCCACCATCAATACAAATAGATGAACCCATTCTTCTATCCCATGCATGATCTAATCCTAATAAGGTAGATGCATAATATTGTCCTGGTGTGCCATCCCAATATTGTGCATTTGGGATTCCAGTCATTGTGCCTTTATCATCATCTGTTCTTTTTTGAACAAAATGCACAACAAAATGTCCTTCTTTATCTTTTTTAACTACCGCACCATATTCCTGATTTCCTGTTCCATATAATTTAGTGTCCATTAAATTAGGCAATTTACCAACTAATTTATTTTGCATATGTATAGCCTTAATTGTTGCATCTAATAAGGCTTTACTAATCCAACGGTTCCAACTTGAATCATCTTTATAAGTTTCTTGATATTTTGCAAGGCCTTCTGCTAATTCTGCTAATGAAATATTATGCTTTCTTGCAAACCACGTAACTTTAGATAAATCAGAGGTATAGTCCGACGGAAAATCCGCATCATATATTAATTCATGAATAATTTCGGAAATCATTTAAAGCTTTATTTTATATATTTTAAAGCTTTACTTTAAATCTTTTGAATGGAAATCTTTTATCTTTATAAATGCGTTCTCGCTCTTCGGAATGGCGCATTAAGTAATTTTTCTTTTGAAAGCCTGATCCGTATTCAAAATTATCTGAGAAATCAATAACTTGAATTTTTTCTTTACCCTCCATTAAACGCATACCACGACCAAGAATTTGTCGTACAATATATTCTGATTTATTTGACTCAACAATATAGATATTATGAACATTAAGAATATCGATACCTTCAGAGAATGTTCCGATTGAAGCTATTAAAATAACATGTTCTTCATCTTCCATTCTCTTTTTATAGTAGTCCCTATTATCGGCTTTAGTCCCTCCGTCAATGTAATATACATTTTTATCAGAGTTTTCTCTTAACCAATCATAGATGTTTCGACCATAAGAATTTTTAATATCTGAAAACAAAACTAAGGAGTTTTTTGTACTCTTATTAATTGTTTCACAAACATATTTAAATCGTTTACGGTCGTCTCTAGCTGTATCTTTTTCTAATGCTAAGAGTTTGGCTCCATCTTTTAAATCAGCGCTGACATTTCTAAGATCATAAAGTTTCTTTTTTAAATCCGTAGTTAAATAATCTAATTCAATTCCAATTACATGAACAGGGGTTGCATTACCTGTCGCAATTAAATCTGCAGATAAAAGTTCATATACTTTAGGACCTAAATAAGACTGTATCATAAAGGAATCACAAGATCCTTCCTTGGGTAATGTTCCCGTTAACCCAAATTTATATTTAGCATTATGACATTTAACTATAATGCTTTTTATAGAATTGGCCCTGGCATGATGGGTTTCATCGATACATACTGCATCAAAATTCTGAAAATATGAGAGGTCTTTTTTTGCTAAAGATTGAAATGTTCCGAATACAATATTTACATCTTCTTCAGTTTTCTTTGCTGCCGCAAACACACACTTACTTTTCCAATTTGGTTTTTTGTTACAACGATCTTCATACTCGTAGAATTTTTCTTCTGTTTGAGTTACAAGGTTTATGTTTGGAACAACATAAATCATTCGTTTAATTATGCCTTTATCTAACAAATATTTAAATATCATAAAGGCAATAAGTGTTTTACCCCCAGAAGTTGAAATTTCTTCAGTGCAATAGCTGTATTTTAGAACTCTTTTAGAAGCTTCTGTTTGATAATCTCTAGGATAGAAATCTTCGGCATCTTTGAAATAGTCTTCTACCCAATCATCAAAATCTTGACCATTGTAATCTCTATTGGTAAAGAGTTCGTTTGCTTCTTCAATTTCTAAAGGAAAGCTATATTTGTCAGCAAATTTTTTTATTTCTTGCCACAAACCTATCGGAATTCTATTATACTTGTCAATGAATTTGACTTCTCCATCCCAATGAGGTATTTTTTTCTTGATAATGAACCAATTATCAACACGTTTAGTGAAACTATATTGAATTTGTTCTAATTCAAGAGCTGTACTATCAACGACTTGCAAAAATTTTTTATCAGCTGTTATTTTTAGACGCATCTCGTTTTTTTCCTAATTTTGCTTTTCTCATATTTTCGCAATGTTCTTTAGAAAATATTATTCCCTTTCTTCCTTCGCTAATATGTTTTTTATGTTCTTCCGTCTTTTTTCGTCCTAAAAGTTTTTGGCTCTTTTTTCTTTTTTGTTCTTCAGATTGAATTATTCCTCGATGAGATTCTCTTAATTTTTGAATATGTTCTTCTGAAAAAATATAAGAATGACCAGGAGTACCATCTCCTCCTTTAGTCATATTATATCCATTTTTGGGATTTGTAGTTTTATGTAATTTTATCCAATATTTTTCTCTTTCTGAAAGCTTATCATTTAGTTCCTTTAGTGATTCTGATGAATGTGTTTCAATTATTTCAAACTTAAATTTTTCAATGCCATATTTTCTTAAGGCATTAGAAAATGACCAATTAACTTTTTTTCGATAATGCTCTAATATGCGTTTTTGTAGAGAGCGAACAGTTTTTCCATAATATAATTTATTTGATGGAGAAATGGCGCGATATATTATTCCATTATGCATTATTTCATTATTCTTTACTTCCTAAAACTTGTATTTCGCTTTGATTGCTTGTTTGTGATTCATCATCAAATTTGATAATTACTTCGTTGTTTTTATTTTTAGTTATATCTTTTATGTATTTTATTTTTGCATCATGTATTACTATTTGACCTTCACGTAATTTACCATAATATTTCATTTTTTAAGATTATTTTTCATCAAGATAATTCATCTTTAGTTGTTTGCCCGAGATAATCATATTGATCTCCACCTAATCCTGAAGAAATTGATTGCCATCCTAAATCTTCTTCTTTTGGCATTACTTTTCCGCAAGTAGAACACACTAATGTATGTGGAGAAATATGACCAGGCGCCCACATATAATTAACATATTCAGTTTTCACATGTTTGCACTCTTCTCGAATCAATTCGATTTCTCTTTCATATACTTTAATCATATCATAACAATCTTCAAGTCTTTTCTTGAGATTTCCATCTATGATTTCCTGTTCATTTATTATGTGTTCCATAATTATTTACCTCTACTTATTTGTTCAATTTCAACCTTATATTTTATACCATATATTATATTATCGATGGTGCCAATTGTTTGAGAAATAAATTTTGCATGATTCTCAATTTCCTCTCTCTTCTCTACAATATCAGACATTTCCGAGAGAATTTGTAACTCTTTAGTTCTTTCATTTGGAAATCTAACTTGAGATTTAAATGAATAGTGCTGATATTTTTCTGACCATTCTTTAGTGTATGCTCTACTTACCTTTTTGAATATGGAAATAAGATAATGATAATATTCAACAGCCCTTTGACGCTCTGTATAAATATCAACCATTAGTTCACTAACTTTAAAGATGTCCTTCATTCTATCTGACATCTCTTTTATTCTACCAGAATATTCAATTCTTTCTCTCGCAAATCTTGCTTCAAGAGTTTCTTTTGGTTTATCTGGTTCCTTTGTCTCATTTGAATCATTTGCATCAAAAGAGCTTAGAATTTGTTGAAGAGTCTCTTGCATTTCTTTTAATATTCACTATATTTATTTTACCCTTTTTTCCTTTGGGTTTTAACGGAATTTCGTAATTAAAATCGGGAATTTCCTCATCGATTTCAAACCTAAAATCTAAGTGAGTTTTTAATCCCCTACTTTTTCTTTTTATCTTCTTCATTTAACTTAAACCTTATATTTTTATCGGTCCATTTTTTCGGATCAAAGGGTTCATAAATAACTTGCCATTTTTTTGTCTTAACTATTCTTCCTGTACCATTACATTCTTTGCATGTTTCAGAATAATAATCATATTCACCTTTATGATAATCGGCTAATTCTGACCATTTAAAAACACCTGTTCCATCACACTTTTTGCAAAGCATGATCTCATGTTCGGTTCTAAATTCGTCTCCCATAATTAAATATCAATTATATCCAATGGATCATTACTAAAATAATGATCAAATAATGGAAGTTGTTTTCCTTCTTTTTTGGCAAATATTACGACATCGTTTAAATCCCATTTTTTTCTGTATGGTAAATTCATGTCTTTTTTTAATTTTTCCCAAAGAAAAACAGACTTTCCTTCTTCTATTATTTTAAGCGTTTTTTCTGTCCCGGTTTTGTCATCATCAAACCAATATCGTACGGGAAGATCTAAAGGAAATGCTTTATTTGCACCGGTATTTGCAACTGAATTTTTAAATAAAAAGGAATCAAATGGACCTTCAAATATAGTGATTGGCTGATTAAAATTTAATTGCATTATCCCAAATAATTGAGATATTGCATCCATTTCATCTGCAATTTTTCCAACTATCTTTTCCTTGCCTAAAAGTTCATATAACTTTGATAAATTAAAAGTAATATATTTGACATCACCTTTAAATAATCGTTTTTGGGCTCCAATTATTTTTCCAGATGGAGTTAAATTCAATATTAATAAGTAATCTCTTGTAGGACTATAAAGAAATTTTTCTTCTTTGAATTGTAATCTTCTAACTAACCATGACCAGACAGGAGACTCTTTAACTTCGGTTAAACCAAATTTCATTTTGAGCTCCTGTCTGTCAATGGCATGTCCCTCTATGGTCTTCACATCTAATAGGAGGGATATATCATATTTCCCTCCAGATGTGGTGGTAAAATCTCCTAAATTATTTGAGATATAATTGACTACATCTAATTCTAAATCAATTTTGTAATTTTTGAAGAATTGATCTACTCTCTTAAATTCTCCACAATTAAAACATTTATAATAACCTTTGTGTTTTCCTTCTAAAATAATATTTCCACGTTTCTTAAAAGAGCTTTGCATTGAGTCTCCGCAAATTGGGCACGCAAACGATATGCGATCACGATGAATTTTAATTTGTTGTTTAGGAATTATATCAGGAAAACGCTGTTTCAAAATTCCATTTAACAAGTAAATAAGTCGTTCTACATATTCCTCCTTTGATATAGTTTTATCGAAATCTATATCAAAATTTGTATTAAGATTTATGTTTACATTTTTCTCCATGCCATCGACCATAATTTCCTATGTTTGTTTTAATTCCACAAAATTCACAAGTTTTTTCTATTTTATTAATGGCGTCCCAAGCGGGTTTTCCGAACATAGGATTTTTAGCTCCCATTTTTGAAATACTAATTTTGTGTCTCGTGTTAGGATTTAGTATTTTACCTTTTGTGCTTTTTGATAATTTTATTTTTGATTCATCACTAAGTTTTTTTCCTTTTCTTTTTTCAGACCATTTTAATCTTGTTTCTTCTGAATATACGTTTGTTTTTCCTTTATTCCAAGATGGCTTTCCCTTTTTAGATAAACTCATTTTACGTTTAGATTCCTCGGAATGAACACCTCCCCAATGTATTCCACCTGATGGTGAAATATTATATCCGTTTGGAATTAACGTATTAAATCTTTCTATATAAAACAATTAGGCTCCTTCCGCTTCTTCCTTAGTATTAAATAGTTCTAAAATTTGTTTTGTAAAATTTTCTTTTCCGTATTTTTTAATAGCTTTTCTAAAGGCGACACCACTTCCCAAATAATTATCATTTAAATTATTTGAAGAGTGGTCGCCAATATATTGTTTACCATTGACAACATTAGTTGTTATGTAAACATAATGTATCAATCTTCTAAATAAATTTTAGATACAGAAGATAAACAAACAACAGTTTTTGCAGTATTAGAAAATGGATTATTTTGTTCCCATATTTCTATGAATTTTTTATAAAAAACATCAGTTGAATCGTTTGAAACTATATAAACAACACAAAGATCATCTCTTTCAGCTGATTTATAATAATTTCCAAATATACCAACACCTGATTCTGTTTTAACTACATCGCCATGTTTAAACCCCCATATAGTATATCGCTCTTCGTGAAGAGCGATATCCTCTTGTAATATTAAGGGATTCATTTTTACAGATTATTTAGGACATCATCAAGACTTCCTTGAATTCCTTGGTCTGAATCTAATTCAGGCATTGTTAGGTCAGGAAATTGTGTTGATTCCCCACCATCTTCAAGGTCATCAAGATTAAGTTCTTGTGATGTTATAGAAGCTGCATCTGCAGGAGCGCCTGTTTTGCTCTTCTCCTTATTTCCCTTTACGTCTGCAAAGTTCTGCGACTTAGTTGCTTGACCAGTCACTGCGGCAATTACGTGATTAACGTATTCATAAGTATCTTCATCCCATTCCTGGAATGCATACTTACTAAGATCAGGAGAGTTTTCTTTAACCCATTCAAATACTTTTTTCTTATCACTTTTTGCAGTGATTGGAATAAGTTTGCCTTCTGCATTAGGAATACATAATGGAATCCTCTCTTTTTCTCCGCTAAGGAATTTTGACTGATCATAATTATTATAGCCAGAAACCTTAGTAATTACAAGCGCAAAAGCTTTTCCGGTGAGTATATCAAATGGATCATGCTTTTCACCTATAATAGGTTTAAGTTCGGCATTGATCTTTTCCCAGATCTTAACTCCATAACGATACACTAATATTTTACCTTCCAATTCTGGCTGCTGTTTATCTTGCAGAACTTGAATTAAGGAAGCAAATGTGTGTCGTCTAGAGAAAATAGCTGCTTTATTCTGCATAGCTACATTATCACTCTTCTTAAGTTTCCAATACATATCCTGAAGGATTGATTGTTTACCTACTGAAGATGGACAGTCTACTGTGCGACCTCGTTGAGTAACTGGATCTTCAAGCCATGCTACCCATTTTTCTTGAATCGAACCGTATGTGGGATCTTGCCACCAGGGTATAAATCTAATTATTGCGCGGTAGATTCCGCCTTGACCCTTGTCTGCTGATGGAGTATATTCCTCAGCGTTTTTCGAAGTTGGCTCTTTAATCTCTACATTAGGATTAAATAGAGCATCATAATTTTCATTCATCTTTTTACTCTTTTTAGTTTATTACTCTTATTAGACTTTTAGGTACCTTATTAGTCCGTTTAATTATATTATATATTAACGAACCCGTCAAAAGTTTTCATTTTTCTGTTAAATTTTTTTAACAGATAATGATTTAATATTAAATATATTGCATCTATTTTTTAACAAATTTTTTGGTTGGTTTTTTACCTTTAAATGTTATTATAAAGTAGATGAATTTTACCATATTCCATGCCATTGCACCTAGTAAAATAGCAAAAAATATGTAAACTGGTATGAACCAAGGATTTTGTAATTCAAACATCTTCAAAAATTTTTTTTAAAATTTTATCTTTGCCTATCATGATGGCAGTCAATCCTAAAGATCCTCCTTCAAGTATAGCAAATTCTTCTCCATAAATAAGTGCTTTATTAAAGCAACTTCCTCTTACAGTAAAATCAACTTTTTTTCTAACTGAGTTTGTCATAAAACACCTTTGTACTAAAGTTCTGTATAATGAATTTTTATCACTTATAATATATATGTTGTCAGCCAGTTCATCTAGTTTTGATATTATATACGCATATGTTTTTAGTTCCCTCTTTACAGGTTTATAATCTTGAATGAATTTTTTTAATGGATACGCATCTTTTAAATATTCATTAATAGATTGTTCTATTTGTTCTTTTGTTTTAGGAACTAAAATATTTTCTATGCTCATGAGCCAAATCTAAAAAAGCCAATAATTCTAAGAAGAGGTGTAAAGCTCCCTGTCAATTTAAGTATTTTTTCATTATATTGAAAAACAATTCCTTCTACAGGAACAACAGAATGAATTCCTCCTGACTTTTCAAGACGCTCAAGATGCTTAACCATCTCTTTTATTTTTTTGTTAAATGCTTCAACACCTTCTACATCTTTTTTCTCCATAAAATGTTTTAGATGATCCATTGCTCTACTTAATTTGTCTTGAATACTTTTAGTAGCCTTATCGGAATCCATGGTAGCAAGTCCTTCTAGGTTTTTTAGAACCGTTACTCCTAGGGTTGTGAATATGTCAACAAATGGTTCTAATATAGATTCTGTAAGATCCTTTACATCTTTCTCCTGTTCTTTAACCCATTTTTGTAAATCCTCGGATTTATCTTTTAATAATTTGTTTATTGTTATAGTTTTATCTCCTTTCCCCCAACGTTTAGCAAGAGTTTGTTTAAATTCTTCATCCGCCTCTTCGGGTAAATTTTTATCAATATACTTTCTTGTTTCTGCTTCTATATAATCGGCTATTGTTGATGTATCTTCTAAATTGTTATCAGTTTGAAGTACCATTAATTTACGAATCAATCCTTCTCCTATATTATTTGAATCTGTTATATATTTTATAATTAGAGGATCTGTTTTTTTGATTAAGAAAGTATTATCTACTTCTCCTTCACGTTGTAGTCTATCTATTTCTTCTATTAATTCAGTAAGTTTTCCTTTTTCAATTATCTTAACGATTTTGCCGTCTTTATCTAATTCTCTTAAATGATGAATTCGTAATTGATTTCTTTCATAAGGAATTACATTCTCATTATCAGTATAAAGAATTTCTATGTTTAACCAACGCACGCCTTCTCCAAAAATCTTTTTAAGGTTTATATGTGTTGAATCAAAAATATTTTGAAAATCTTCCATTGCAGCAACGAACGCCTTTCTTACACTTTCTGGGGATCCTCGATCAGTAAAATAATAATCCATCTCATCAATGTCCATGGCTTCTTCACCAAAATTTTTTAAATGTTTGGTTGAACGTGCTGAATATACTACTCCATCTCTACATGTAATTAAGATGTTTTGACCATCTAACTTTTCAGTTATATTTTCTAACTCGCCATGAAGAGATTTATTTATAATATCTCTTAATTCTTCAAACGTTAAATCTGAAGCTTCCCATATATTTTGTATGTGTCCTGCTGCTCCGCCCATTTCGTAAATTCCTTTTATTGTTTTATATTTGTCTGATGGATAAATATCTTCTTTTCCTGTTCTAACACCTTCGCCAGCTTCTTCTAAATCATCAGGAAATACCGGGAAATCTGCCTCTTTATTATCTGATTTATTTAATGCATCCCAAATAAATTTTATCTTTTTATCGGGTAATTGCGGGTAATTTTCTTTAAATTTTTCATAATCTCCAGAAGCTAAATCTTCTCTAGTTCTTGTTGCAGAAATTGGTTCTCCATTAGAATAAGTTAATGGATCTGCGTTTATGAGTAGCTCTACAATTTCAACCCCCTTTGGAAGATTTTTCCCAAACTTTTCAGGAGAATAATTATTTACGAATTCTTTAACACGCTTATAATCGTTTCCCTTTGTTGAGGAAGCTAAAGCATATTTTCCAGGAGTTCTCTCGGGTTTTTCAATCCAGCGATAACATGATAAAATTGGAGAGTACGAATCTTTATCTAATACTACATCAACATTCATTCCAGATAAAACATTTCGAGCAATATAATATGCCGTATCCGCAGAAATATCATCTCTTTTTCCTGGACTTATAAATAAAACAACCTTCTTAACTTCTGGTTTTTCTAAATATCTTTTAATAAAATCAATATGAGCCCCTGTAAGAGGTTTAAAACCTCCTGGATAAAGGATCGTAATCCTCTCTAATTTATCACCATATTCCTTAAGAGATTCAAATTTCATTTTTTGATTCGTTTAATTTTGTCAAATTGTATTTTTCTATATTCTCTGACAAATATTTTAAAAATGGATAGTAATTATTTGATACATATGTTTCCGAATCTTTATAGTTTGGGTTAGCTGTCAATATTTGTTTATTTCTTTCTTTATGCATTCTTAAAATACCATCATCAACTAAATCATCAACAAATTTTAGTCCAAATTGATCTCCGCGAGTCACCCTAAAATCAGATCTATCAATTTGTCTATCAGTTCCGTCTAACAAACGTAATACTGCCTTCACATGACTTGGCGGATAATGACTATTTTTATGATGATTAATATAATCTATTGCTTTTACGAAGAATAAAAATTGATTACGTTTAATTCTTTCTTGAACAATTCTAAATATAGATTTATGGGATAGTTTATAATATAATAATTCAATTATTTTTTCAAAGAAATATTTGTTATGAAGAAACTTAAACTCTTTCTCCATCTGTATCATTTCTTTGTGTCCCTGCCCCGAATATTTAGGTAAAACATATGGAAGATGTCCATATTTATTCATTAACTCTCCATACTTGGCCTCATCTAATATTTTCTGATAATCTTCAGACGAAATATAATCTAATATCCAATCACTATAGGATTTGGCTAGATTAGTTGCTCTCCATCTATTTTTCAAATTTGTTTTAGCAGTATCGATGATAGTTTGTCTAACCTTTTCTTTAGGTAAAAGTTTTAACACTCCTGATCTGTGCAATTTTTCTAAATCATATAATGTTAAGTTCTCTTTTTCAATATACTCATTTGCATCTTTAATAACGTCTTCTTCTGCCTTTGGTTTCAAGACATCATTTATTCCTTCAACAAGAAAAGGGTATTTTTCTGCCACCTCCAATGGCAGATCTTGTTTCATGCTCTTGAGATTAACTTGAAACTTGGTCATTATTTCGTTTAACCTAGCTTTATGAATAAAATCTTTTCTATGAATTATTTCCCATAATGTTTCAAAAGAATTAGCAGAATCAGGTTTATAACCATCTCCTAAGGCAATATCAACTACATCTTGTGGATCATTTGTGATGAATTCTGATCCTAAAACTGTACCTTTTTGAACTATATTTCCCTTTTTGCCCATAAAAGATCTCTTAATGTTCCAAACTCCAGTCGGAAACCTTATGGCTAATGAAGTATATTCTTCTGCCTGCCCCTCAAATAATTTAGTAACTTCTTTTGTGGATTCTGAAACTAGAGCCATTAACAGTGCATTTCTTGTGGCTCCTTTATATTTTGATTCCCCTTCTGCGAGATTTGGTGAATGATACATAAATTTAGCCCATTTTAAATCAGGAGAAGGCATTAAATCTACTTGAGCATATCCTTTTGATTCATCACCACATATAGGAACTTTGACAGATACTTGGTCAAATCCTTTTAAAAGTGTAGTTTCAAAACCATGTTCTTCATTCAATATTTGATTAATGGCTTCTGAAATTTCTTCAAATTTCATTCCATTATCCAAAAATCTTTTCGCATCAATAGCTACATCAATATCTCCAGATTTTTCCCCTTTAGGTTTTTTTCCATAAGATCCTATTGGAAGTGCTTCATTTCTTTCAATAAAAATAAGCGGAAGAATGTTTAGTTCTACCCATTCATATGTTGGTTGAACTTCATCTGTTTCTAATGGACGAACGTTCTTAACAGCTTTGCCACCCATCTTTTTTATCTTTTTTAATGTGTTAAAAATGTTATTTAAATATTGACCCATTTTTTTGCTTATATTTATTTCTTTTTAAAAGGTTTTGATTTGACAATACTATTTTTGTTTTGTTCTTTCTTTTTTTCTTCTAAATTTACAACTCTTCGAATTAATTCATCTTTTTGACCATCTTTATGATATGAATAAACCCCTTTAACAAACAACACATCAAATGGCTCATCTAAAATTTTTTTATATTTTTTTCCTGTTCCTTTTTTTACATATGCTATTGTCATGTGTGGTTCATATTTTGGAAAGGTTTGTGTATTTGGAAATGATTTCATAAACATATCACGATAAGTCTGTAGTTGTGCTGTTACAGGAACATTATATTTTACAACATCATATTCAGGATTTTCAAAAATATCAATCTCTTTTATTTGTACTTTGACTGGTTTTAGTTTTTGTTCCATCATGTCAACAATAACAGATGGGTCAATTTCATCTTCATGAATTCCATATAAAATAGTTATATGAGGATTTTCTTCTAATCCATAAGAATCATCACTAGGTTTTATAAAAACATCGTCTTCTTCAATTCCGTTTAAATGGTTTTCTTTCCAATCTTTAATTTTATTTGGTTCCATCATGACACAACCATAAACTTGTTCTTCTTGATTTTTCTGTTCAAGAAGCCAATTATCAATAGTTAAAAATTTAGTCTTCATCATCTTCTTCAAAATCTGGGAAATTTGATTTAAAATCGTCTCTTACATTTATTTCTTCATCATCGGTTATTTCTAATAACTTACTCTCTAATTCACTAGTAAATTCCCTTGGATCAGTATATAATGTGGTTTGTAATTGCGAACCATCTGTATTCATATAAAAGAAATCTGAATTTATTTCGGAATATCCGGATGCCTCATATTCATATTCTCCTGTTTTAATATTAACTATAAATTTTATGTATGTAGTTAATTGTAAATCTGAACCATCATCTTTATAAAAATTGAATACTAAGTTATCTCCTCTTAAAGAAATTGCATCTTTTTCAAAGACCCCTCCTGTGGCTGGGTCAGAAACTCCTTCACGAATGAATTTTAATATTCCTCCTGCTTGTTCAATAGCCTTCTCCATTTCTTCAGGAGATTTCGGTTTAAATACTTGTTCTGCTACACCTTCTGTTAATTCGTCTAAATATTGAATTGCATATTTTAAAAATAATTTATAAGCCTTTCCTCCCAATTCTTTATATGTTTTTAATAATGGATGATCCGGTGGTCTTCTTAGCATTCTTCCTCTGAACATGGGGGGTCTCATCATTTCTGGAGGCGGCATCATACCTCTTGGAGGTGGGGGCATTCTCTTAGGTGGTCCTGGTTCATATGAAGCATCCTTTAACATTTTTAATATATCTTCTTTTGAATGAAACTCCGACATTTCTTGTACAAAACTAAAAGCCATGGCCATTATTTCTTGTTTATTTCCAAAATAATCTTCTTTGGTTTTAAATGTAGGGTTTTGTTTAACTTTCATTCTATCAACTTGTTGCAAGTGTATAGTTTCGTGCCCAAATCCAGACCACAGTCTATTCAATAGAGAATCTAATCTAGCTCTAGACATCTTAACAATCTTATCATCAAAAGTTTTATCAACATAAAGAGTAATTTTATTTGTTGAGGGGTCAAATCCTAATAAACGGATTCCTGCTTCAGGAACCATATTAGCTTTTTGAAATTCTCTTTTTTCTTCTGCAGGAATTGCAGCCATGTGTTCGTCAAAATCAACAAGACCTATACCCAATGGATTTAATTGTTGATTCAAATCATAAAATGGATCCCATGTTTCAGATGTTGCTACATTGACAAAAATCTCCTTAAATTGATTAAACAGATTTTCACTGGGACTTATTTTTGCTTCATTTATAAATTTAGCTCTCATTAATCAAAGACTTTATTTTATTTATTCAAAATAAAAAAGGAGTGTTTCCACTCCTTATATTAAATTAGGAAGAGTTTTTAATAATGAAATTAGGTTTGGATCGGGGTGACAGTCTGATTTTTGAGGATATGGTCTATATGATACATGTGTCCAAACTCCTGGGGTACCTCCAAGGGCTCTTGGAGAAATATCCCACATGTCTTCATTATAGTTTAATGGAATGTTATATGTTTTATTCCATAAAAGTATTATTTCACCAAGAGAATGAAGTTGATTATAAGTATATGCTTCATATATTTGTGATCCTCTAAATCCCATTGGATAAACACTAGTAGGAACATCAACAACACTGTCATAAACTGTGTATAATTTACCATTACGTTCTGTTAGTTGTCCCCAATTATCAAGTTCTATTGCTATAGATCCTTTATCTAGGGAAGAATTTCCACAACCTAAATGATAACCCCAATATTTAGAAGAAAATAATTGATTTATTTTTCCATTTCTTTCAATAATTACACAAGTAGCAACATGTTCTTTGAAGGTTTTCCAATGTTCTAAATCTCCACTAATTCCGGGTCCACTTATAGTGTGATGAATTACAATTTGTTTTTTAGTGAAATACTCTTTATAATATTTCACCCATTCAACTTGAACCAAGTCTTTATCATCTAATGACAAAGGTTTAAGATCTGACCAATCCCAGGTTGCTTTCGGAGGTTCAATAGGAACAGGTGGTGTAATAACAGGTTCGGGCATAGTTTTTTTATTAAATAGTGGTATGCAAAACATTTTTTTATTTATATATCAAAAATAAAGGGGTTTTAGCCCCTTTATTTTTGATATAAAAATTAATAATATTAAAGTTTCTCAAGTATTATTATTTGGTCTATATCACCTACACTTGTACCAGGATCCTGTAGTGCCAAATGAATCACTGTACCAAATGTTTCCTATAGCATAGTCGCCAGCAAAAATTCGATTGTTTACTTCAATGAGTGATTACGTATGCCATAAATTATGATTTATTTTATTTATTCTTTCTTTTAATAAATCTTTCGCATTTTCCTTTCCAAGCGGAATTACCCCATGAATTAACTGCTAAGGTTTTTGTATTATTTAATATTCCCCTATTTTCTGTCCAATCATCATCAAGATGCCAAATAAAATCTGTATTAGATTTAAAAAAAACCCATTTATCTATAAAATTAGTGAATATGATTCTATCTCTGGGAATTCCTAGTTTGTCTGCCACTTCAAAAAGGTCCCTATTTGCCATTTGAGCATATTCAGGAGTAGTATGATAAGCTACCAAATGATGTTCGAAATCATAACGTGAAGTAACTATCCATACTTCTATTCCTCGTTCAATAAGTTCTCTGGCGTACTCTTGAATATGAGGCCTATCTAGGGTACTATCGAAATCAAATGACACTTTCATAGTGACAAATATAATAAAAAATTATGGAAGTCTTAACAATTTTTCTATTCTTTCTGAAACTTTATACCCCTCTTCTGTTCTTTCAATGAAGCCGTTTTCATAAAATATTTTAGCTGTGAACACGCCAATTTCTTTGGCGTCCTTAATAGCTTCCTTTATTTCTGTTTCAGACAATATTGGGGTTGCGTTTGTTTCATCTTTTTTTAATATTCTGGATTTTATTGATGAACGAATTAAATTTTTAGATACAAATATAGATACAGATTTGTCAAATTCACCATTTTGAATTCTTTCATCTATCTTTTTTAAGAATATTTTCGCTTGTTCAGTCATAGCGTTTTTATGTATTTATCTGGTTATATTGCTTTAACAGCAAATTATGTTAAAATTTAACAAAAATTTAACGAGGTTTTGAGAACCGTGGGCCCGAGATTCATAAAATAAGTACCTAAGCTCTCCAGGAAAAAACTACCTAAATATATTACTTATGTATCTTTTCCCGGAGGGTCTCGAGAGTCCAGTACGCATCAACAATATCGTCAAGATGAACAAGCCAGTTTCCTTTCTTAGTCTTAAATTCCTCCTCATTTCTTTTTAAATAATCACTAAATTCGGTGGGGGCATTTTTGAAGGCTTCAATCATATCTGCTTTCTTTTGTCCCTTTTTAGAACATCCAGCAGTTTTTTTGATTGTGATAGGAGCATAAGTATACATATTATCTAAGGAAACCCTATCTGAAAGAACATCCATAAGAATGTATTTATACCCTCCTAATTGTAAAACCACATCTCCAGAAGATCCGTATGATAAACCTTCAAAAGCTAAATAAGTTTCATCATCGATAAAAGGTGAAATGGAATTTAGTATAAGTTTAGCTAAATATTTTGAATTCTCAACTTCATAACGAAGTTTTTCTGAAACATTATCTCCTTTATCTTTATCATCAGTTCTTTCAACTAAAAGAATAGGAGCATCCTTATAAGTATTTTTATTGGATTCCGATAATCCATAAGGCCACGATATAAAATAATATCGTTCATTTTTTAGAATACAAGCAGCTGGTTTATTGATTGAAAAGTCAAATCCTATTAATGTCATATATTTGAATATTAGATATTTATATTATAATAATTTGACATCAAAGTTTTGATTTCATCTATTAATTCTTCTTTAGATAAATTACTAAAGAAAATTTGAGGAGTCATTTTAATAAGTTCAGCCTTAGATATTAATTTATCATGATAAAGTTGCTCAGCAAAATTCCATAGAATATCTGCTAGTTGAATTTCATCTAGTTTTTCAAGATCCTTAATTTTAATATTTGATTTAGGTTTTAAAATATCTTCTAATTTTTCAATAACAAGTTTGGTTGACATTATCTAAATTTATTTGGAAATATAGTTCTCCATTCATGCCCTCTAGGAACATCAGAAACCTTAACACCAAAAATTTTCTGTTCAGGACACGGATCATTACCATCTATTAAAAAATTATTGTTGCAAGCCCAAGTTTCTATGTTTCTGCTTATTCTCTGTCCTACATTAAATGGAAATCTAATTCGTGAATTTAAATTATCTACTCTAGATATTCGTCCATCAAGATTTTTATACACAACAAAAGACAATGATGGATTTATTTTATGTGTAAAAGTAATTTTAACATCACTAAATCCTTCATTTACAAGTTTGGCTCTCATTATAATTTAAATTTATTTTCATCAATAAATTTTCTTAAATCATCAGGAATTTCATCATTATGAGCATAATCTTTGTTCCACATATATTTAGGAATATAAACAGCCCATACTCCAGATCCTTCTTGATGTTGATATTGATGTGCTGCTCTAATTTTCATCATCGGAACTTGTGATAAACTACCTGAATCATATTTATTTAATTTAACTAAATTTTCAATTCCCATTCTTCTTTTATGAACTGTTTCTCCGCCAATTTCCTTTTCAATAAATTCAGGATAACCGATAAAAGCATATACATCATAATATTCATCTCTTAAAGCTTCTTCTTCAGAACGAGTTTCTCTATATAAAGATAATTTTAACTGTTCAATATCCTTCTTGTTAAATAATTTATTATCTCCATATCTTCCACTCTCAGGGATAGTTATGTTTGCAGCTTTGTCAAGTATGTTACTTCTTCCATATTTTTCTCCCATTTCATGAATTAATTCTTGAAGATTATCAACTTCTCGACGATCTATAGCTCCTTTAATTTTAAATAGAAGCATTATTTGATTTGTTTCTGGGTCAACTCTTGGGTCATCTTCAACATCTCTAAATAAGTCAGGCCATGATTTAAAGAACCTCCAAACTAACATAGCCTTTTCATTAAAATCTTTTTTGTTTAAAATATAATCTTTTAATTCCTTTAATAACCCATCATCTTTCATTCCTGAAAAAATATCAGGGAGTTGTTTTTCAATTTCTTCAATATAATTGACTTTTTCAATAACATCAATTTTTTGTAATTCTTTCTTTACTTCATTCCTAATATCTGCAACAACTTCAGGCTGCTGTAAAAGACCTTTATACATTTGCCCGTGTTGTTTCTGCATCTGTTGAATCCTTTTAATTTTTTCAGATACAGACATGTTTTTAATTTGATTTAAAACCTCCACTGCTGTTTTTGGTTTTAAAATATCTCCTAAGGCCTCATATACTTTTTGTGCTTTCATACTAAAAATATTATTTATAAACATATCCTGCAATATGTCCTCCATAAGGAAGTATTAATTCTCTCATCCATTTCAAAGGAACATAATCAACCATTTGCCAACGCCCAATATTATTTCCATTTTGGTCATGATAGAAATTTTGTATTTGGCCAATTTGATAACTAGGTTTGGTGCCAGTTGTAAATAATAATCTATAATTAAAGAACTTTCTTTTTGTTAAATCAATTTCTTCTTTGGGTTTTGGCTTTAATATACTTGAAATTCCAGTTGATGGTGTTTCAACTCCTTGTAAATGAGTATAATCATGACCCTTTGGATCCACCCATACTTCCACAGTACTATCAGGTTCCCATGTATCATAAACATTAAAAAGTGGACATTCGCCTGTTCTTAAATCAACTTTTCCCAGAGGAAGTATAGCATTTCCTCTAAATCGACCACTTCTTCCTGAAACTTGGATCAGTATATAATGTGGTTTATATTGTTGTTCTTTAGGAAGTTTACTACCTAATATTGGATGATCTTTAAGAACCTCAAGTCTTTCAGCCGGTGGAGGCCCTTCATATCCTAATTCCTTTGCTTTATCATAGAATATTTGAACTATTTCATTCCAACCACCATAAACCTCTGCAGCAGCTTCTGCTCTTCCAATTGCCTTATTAACATTAGTAAGAGTTTTTGCCATTTGACGTGCCAATGCAACTTCTTTTTCAAAATCTCCTCCAGATTTCTTAGCAAAGTCCTTCACACGTTTAAGATCTTTTGGTTCGTATGCTTCATTTACAAATTTAGCTCTCATATCATTGTTTATTTTTTACCAATTAATAATTATTTTATTTCCCAAGCGCAATACCCAATGCCGTAGTTACTAATCTGCTAGTCATTAATTTTCCTAATGTACCATGTTCGTCAATTCCTAAAACTCTACAAATAGCTTTTCCAATAGCAGGACCAACTAGAACACCAACAACACCTCCTGCTATGGATCCTAAAACACCTTCATCAATTTCTTCTCCTTTTTCAAGTTTTTCAACTAGTATATTATATAGTTTTTCACCTTCTTGAATTTGTTCAGGGGTTAATCCTTTTACTTGTTCTGCTTCAAATATCTTCGTTGTAGAAGCATATTGAAAATCATAATAAGTTAATAGTTCTTTTGCCATAACTATAATTATTTTTTATTAAAAATCATCATCATCTTCATAATTCCCAAAATGTGGTTCTCTTCTTTTGTTTCCAACATCAATCGAGTGTTTAGTAAGTAGAATATCCAAAACATCATTAACCTCTTCCGGATTTTCAGTTTCAAAATATTCTTTTAAGGCTTTATCAAATTGTTCATCATTTATATAATCTAAAAAATATTCAATTACATTTTGTTGATAAGGTATTAATTCTCTAATAATTTGTCTTAATTGTTCAGGCTCCATTTTTTCCATTAGAACCTCTACAAATATTTCTTCATCTGCCCCTGCATCTATTAAATATCTTACAACATCTTCAGGATTCATAAATTTATCTTTAACCGCCCGCATTTTTTCTTCAGCATCATATTGGTCAAGATACTTTTGAATGTCTTCTTTAGATTTGGGTTTCAAAACATCTGTAATAGATCCCTCGTTAACCTCTTCTTCATATTGAACAAATCTTTCAAGAATATCTACGGCTTTGTCTAAATCTATTTGTTCAATATCATATCCTAATTGTTCAAGTGTACGGATAGCTAATCTTTCTAATTCTGATCTATCGCGAACATAATAATCTCTCAATCCTGCTGCAGCAGCATCACGTAATTGCCATTGCCACCAAGTTTCATCCATATTTAACTTAGCTTCTTGGTTCAATTCCCATTTAAATATGGGATCTTGCCATTGCCACCAAGTTTCATCCATATTTAACTTAGCTTCTTGGTTCAATTCCCATTTAAATATGGGATCTTCAGTTACATGTTTTGCTCTCATCCTAAAGCTCTTTTCATTAATTCATCTGTGATTTCATTCACATGATCTTGTAAAATATCACTTAAAATCCAATGTATTTTTTCATTGTTTGTTCTTCTCGAGGAACCACTCCAAAAAGAAATATAAGTATCAATTAAATCTTGGTCATCAATTCCTCTCTCAACAAATTCATCATACAATTTTTTCCAGTTTTCTCCAAATAATTCTACAACAATGGCATATTTATTCGTTATTGATCCTTTATCTATTAATTCTTCTACAATCTTTTTTGGATCCTTAGGTTTTAATATGTTAATGCTTTCTCTTACTAATTCCATTGTAAATCTAAATCAATTTTTTCTTTTTGCCAATCTTCTTGTACCCAAATATTAAGTAATATTTTAACACCTCCACTACAATTTGGACCTAGCCCATCAGATATAAAATTTCCTTCAATATTTTCATCTATTGTATATACGGCAATTTGTCTTTTCCAATTATTTTTATATGCTTCTAAAACATAATCAATTAAATTATTAATTATGTTATCGGTGTTTTTAGAAAATTTTGTTAAATCCCAATCAGGTTCCCAAACATATAAAGCAATTAAGTTTCCTTTAGCTTTTTGTATTCTTTGCCTAATCGCGTCAATATCCATAATCTCTCTAATATATTGATCTATTTCTTCTTGAGATTTAGGTTTTAAAACTTCTTTAACATTTTCAGACAAATATCCTGGAACTAATTTACTTAATGCTTTATCGATACTTTCTTCTGATAATGAAGATAACATCATCTCAACTAAGTCCATTGATCCCATTTTTGCTTTTAAATCTTCTTTAGAAAATACTAAATTTTCATCATTATCAGCAAAAGGAGATTCGTCAAAGGCACTGTTATTATATAATTCTAATAATGTTTCCCAAATACCAGTATCACTTAATGTTTCATCTAAAAAATCAAGAAAATCATCATAAGATCCCCAAAATTTTGACATACCTGTTTCAAAAAGAAGTTTCTCTTTTTCTTCAACATCCATACGAGAAAAGGCCTTTTTAATTTCTGATTTAGGCTTGGGCTGTAAAATATCTTCTAATGATTCTTTGACAAACATTAAGGACAATATATTTTTTATTATATATTATCTACCCTTAATATCATAGTTATCATTGTCAATTCTTCTTTTAATCTTAAAACGGTTATAACGAAGATTTAAAGTGAAGGTGTTAAATTCTGCGGCAGTTGTTGCATAAGAAATATCAAACTGGGACATACCGAGAGGAATTATTTTATCAAAAGAAAATGCGACTAATTCAAACCCATGATGATCCAAAAAAGAAACATACATTGGATCCCAAAAAGGCTTTTTAACTTCATAAATTTGAATGAACAATTCTATCTGTTCAAACAAAATCCAATATGTAATAAATCCTTCAGATAGTTTAAAAGTAAGTGTCAAATTCTTATCAAATAACGGTTCAAGCTCCTTACCAGGGCGATAAGCAATACGAAACTGCTGTTGTCCTTGTTCAACAGGAGATAATTCGATAGAAGGAAAAGTAAGACTCTGTACAGACGCATTGATAAAGTCTTCCAAATTTTCATAAGGAAGTTTTAATCTCTTTACAACAGGAGTCCATTTCTGATGAATTTCTGGATAAAAGAAACTCTTTGGGAATCGTATGATGAATTGGTTTTGTAAAGAATTTAAAATCATTTGACGATATATAATTTAAAATATATATCTTTGTATGAAAATTATTTGTCAAATTTGTAATAGAGAATTTTCTCGTCTTTCTGATCTTTCTAAACATGTAGGGGTTTTTCATAATTCTCAAAAAGATTATTATGATCTTTACTTAAAATCTCCTGATGAGGGTATATGTGCTGAATGTGGAAACCCCACAAAATATTCTAATAAATGGCAACGAGGTTATCTTAAATATTGTTCTCAAGAATGTGAAAACAAAGGATCATTTAAAGAATTTGAAAAAACTAATTTAATTAAATATGGAGTTAATAATCCAAATAAAATAAAATCTGTTAGAAATAAAATAAAACAAACTAATATTAAAAAATATGGTAATTCTTGTCCTATGCAAAATGATAAAATTCAAAATGAAATAAGAAATAATAATCTTAAAAATTTAGGGGTTGAATTGCCTTTTCAATCTAAAGAAATTCAAGAAAAATCTTCCTTAATAAGAGAACAAAAATACGGGGCTAAATATACTTTGCAAAATAGAGAATTGTATAATAAAGTAAAGTCATCTATAAATAAAAAGTATGGATGTGATTATTTGATGCAAAATACCGTTCTGTTTGAAAAAGCTTTTAAAACTAGAATAAAATTAAAATCTTATAAAAATACTGAATTATTATATCAAGGTTCGTATGAATTAGATTTTTTTAGAAAAATATTATGATAAATTTAATATTTAGCGAGGTCCGTCAATAAAATATAAACATAATAAAAAACAAAAAATTTATCATAGTGATTTTTTAATTCCATCCAAAAATTTGATAGTAGAATGTAAAAACTCTTATTTAGCTAAAAGAGATAAAAATATTTTAATAAAAAAGAAAAAAGCCTCCTTAAGAGAAGGCTTTAAATGGATTATGATAATCGATAAAAACTATTCAAAATTTGAAAAAATTATTGATTAGCTTTTAATGCAGCATTTTCTTCTTGCAAAGATTTTACTTGTGTTTCAAGATCTGCAATTTTTGTATTTAAACTATTTACATCATATATTTCTTGATACTGTAATACAACTTGATCATAGTTTCTATAACTGTAGAATAATCCTTCATAGAAAATATATTGTGTACCATCAGAATTTTTAATTATGATTGAATAACCATTATTAGTTTGACTCAATAATTTTGCAACTTGATCAGCCATTAATTTAAATTCTAATTGTCCTAATGTGGTATTCATATTTGTTGAATAAGTTGGATTCACTTCTATTTTAGTTTTATCATCTAATGTGAATGATAAAGCATAATTATAAACACCAGATAAATCAACATTTTCTCTTTGAATAGGATCTGTGTTTTGATTTAATCTTTCAAATTTAAACAAATAGGTTGAATCACCATCCTTAAGGAATAATGGTCCCGTCCCTTGGGGGAGGACTTCGTTATTCATGTTTAGCACCACATTAGTTGTGTCATAAAAGATCTTTACATACTTAGTTTTTTGTGGTCCTGCACCTGAAACAATGTTTGCAACTTCACCAGGAATCTTGTTAAATACTTTATAAGGAATATAATTGTCAATGTTTATTCTTGTAAATGTTCTTCCATACTTTTTAGGATCTGTAGATGAAAAAGAAGCTTTGCGAATGATTTGTGAACCATCCATTCTGTTCATTAATCTACAAATGTATTCAATATTATATGAAGAAGCAATATCAGAGTTGATAATAATTGGTCTAAACTTATTAGGTGTCATAAAGTTACTCTCTTGAGTAAACTGAAATCTTTGTGTCATCAAGGTTGTTCCAGGAGGAATCAATTCATAAACTTGTATTTCATGAATTAACACCCATTTAGCAGCCTCTGTTCCATACTCTTCTGTAAATTCTTGATAATTGTCATTTGGGTTATTTGAAGTGAATAAAGGAATTCTGCCACTTTCAATATCGCCCATGTATTCACCAATTATAGTATCTTTCCATGTAGCATAATATTCAATGTAATCTCCGGCTGTAGATTCCGCAATAAAACAATTGAAATTATCTGCATTAGAAGTAACCGGCAATTGTAATTGAACTTTTTCTGAAATAACATATTGATAGTTATCAATCTCAGGAATTGTACTATATTGAATATAAACATCTGACAACTCTTGTATTTCTAATGAATCTTCAATTGGAATTCCTGTAGGATATGATGAAACTTGATGTCCCAAATGTTGTATAGAAGGAACTTTAAATTCTACATATTTGTCATAAAATCTGTTTCCTAAGTATAAAGGTTCAACAGCAAATTTAACTACATAATTTCCTCTAACTTGTTTTATCCAAGTAAAGTTCGATAAATCAACTAAATAACCTGATACATCTTCTGCACGAATTTGTAAAAGAAAACCTGCTATATCATCAAAATTATATCCAGAAACAATATGAACTTTTATAGTATCGTGAGCATAAGGAAGAATTTGTCCAATATTTACTGATGAATCAAAATACGAATAATAAAGTGATGGATCAAAAGGATCATCATTATTAATGTACCAAGTTGATCTACTTGAATTAGTAGGAACAGACTGCGTGGAAAGCATATTGTTTGTATTTCCAGGAGCCTCGTTTGTATAATATTGTTTTACACCCCAAACTGTTTCAGCTAAAAAAGGATTACCACAATTTATTGCAACATCATCACGATTGAATTCATACTCTAAAAGTAAGAAATCATTGAGCTGTACATATTTGGAAATATTTGTAGCCATAATCAATTAATTTTTTAATTTAAATGAAAGTTCAAATTCTTCGAAAATTTGACCCTCATCATATTCATCAAATGAAATAAAACTCTCGTTAGCTTTATCTTTTTTATTTTTAACTTTATCTTTAGAATCCTTCCATAATCCTGTAAGATCATTTAAAAAAATCCCGCCTTTTGATAATATTTTATGTATAACTCTTAAAACAAAAAGTATAATAGCGATTTTTAAGAATAACATACCTCCCCAGTGCCATTCATTTTCGGCTCCTCTAAGAACTTTATCCATAAAATCCGCCTTTACAACATATGTATTCTGTATAAATCCCCAAACTCCAGCAACAAGAGAGGCAATAGTTCCAACATTTAATATTTGCTGCATTCTCTTTGCTTTTTTTCTACTAACTAAAGATGTTCCGGCAGTTTTAAGCACATCGTTGGCTGTATCAAGAACTTTTCCAGCAATTTCCTTTCTTTTTTGTTTTCCCTTATCAGTGCCCCATTCCTCTTCAGAAACTCCAAGTTCTTGCTGAACTTTTCTTAATAAATCTTTTAATTCTTTTTCATGTTGACGAAGTTGTTCTTGTCTTTCTGGATCAAGATCATCATCACCTCTTAATGATGTTTGTTTTTCTTCTTTTTCGTCTTCAATATCTAATAAATCTCCTGCCATTACATTTAATTATTTTACCATTGATAAATTGTATAGCCAAATGAAGGACCAACAACAATTGTAGGTTTCTTCTGAATAAAATCGTATGTTGGCATAATACCCAAATTAACACTAAACCCAGTAAACCAGTGTGAACGTTTTGGAACATCTAATAAAACCCCTTGCATATTTGTTACACTAAATCCAGGATATTTACTATTTGCAAAAACTCTTAATCTTCCATTTTCCCATTTCTGACCCCATACTAACTCTATCTGTGTTGCTCTGGAAGTCATTTCGGTTCCTAGATGTTTAACTTCTACATCTCCTAATTCAAAATTAGATCTTGCAAAAATAGCTGGTTCATTATCAGGAGTTAATAAATATCTATCCTTAGCCCATACTAATCTAACCTTTGTTTGTCCTTTAAATAAATCATAATTTGTTGTATCTTTGTCATAAATATAATGAAGAGTCCATGGAACTAAATATGTGGAGTCGTTTAATTTTATAGGTTCTTCTAATAAATCTTTAAGATGTGCAATATACTTTCTAAGATCAGTCGTATCCTGTTGTAATAGAATAACAATTTTGTTTAATGATATAACCTTTCCTTTTTGTTTTTGTAACTCATCATACAAATCCTTATTAAGTTTTTTCAATTCCTTTTCAGAAGCTATGAAACCGTCAATTGTAAATTGAAGTTCCCCTGTTTTAAGTCTTTCTTTCTTAAGAGTATCTGTCAAAGCAGAATTATTTTGTTCAGTTCTCTCTAAATCTTCTCTTAATTCTCTATTTCGCTGACACATAGTAGCCAAGAATATAACTAAAACAATAGCTACAACATATCCAAAAAATTTTGAATTAATAAAGTTCCAAATTGCTTTTAAAAATTTCATATATAATTTTTTAATTTGCTTGAATTATTATCAACATAGGATAACCATCTACACCACCAGCACTACAATCCATTTGTCCATATCCAGATGCTGGGTATGACCCAACAAATGTTGGTCCCCACCCCTCTCCGGATCCAGTTAGATCGTATATTGTTACTCCGCTAATAGAAGGAGTAGGAAGAGACCACTGCCAATCAATTGGAGCACTATCTGTAAATCTCATCGATGTATATAAAGTATCACCATAATAAATAGTTCCATAATCAACTTGCCAATATCCAGATCCACCATATGATGATTGATAATTAAGATTTATAGGAAGACTATACTCTGTTCCTCCAATTTCTATCCAGACCTCAACACCCCTTTGATATATTGTTAAAGAACCTACAGGGGTTGTGCCACTAACAAATTCAATAGTACCATATCTCTGATATTCAATGTCATTGTCTTCATCCAATGTTATTGTAATAGGAGTTAAAGTTCCAGCAGGACCTGACATCGGAGAAATTGAAACCCATGGAGGATATGAATCTATAGACCATGGACATGCAGCATTTGCTGAAACATCAACAGTCCAAGGATTGGAACCTCCAACATTTCCATTTCTAGAAGCATCAATGTAATAATATGGCCATGAATATGAATAAAGTTTTGAATTTCCAGTTAACCATAATTCAGGACCTATAGCTCCTCTTGGTTGGTAAATTGAAACATCTTTATAAATTGTATTTCCTGGTAATAGATGAACTCTAATTTTTCCAACACGTGAATTTATAGATTCATTAGCTATTACGTCAACTAAAATTGATCCATCTAATCCTCCAATACTTGTGCATCTAATATTATACATAAAATCAGATGGATTAGATAAAATAGAGGCATTCCAAGTAAAGTTTGCGTCAACATCAAATCCTAAATCAAACGCAGCATCCGATGCACTTAATACATAACTACTTGGATTAACATAAATGGCGCCTTTAAATAAATTCTGCACTTCAGAATTTCTTGTCCATCCAGTATCTGTATATAATTTCATGTAATATGCGTATGTTTTTGCCGGAGATAGTCCTGTTATAGTTACATAACTTCCGGGAGTGCTTGAAACATTTGAAAATATTAAAGGTCTTAATGATACATCATTTATGAAACTAAATGTTTTTCCATTATAGGGATAATTATTTTCATAGAAATATAAATCACCATAAACATTTGTTGCTCCATTTACAAAATCAGATAAATTCCAGTTTATTGAACAATTAGTAGTTCCCATTGTTCCGTAAAAACTGGTTGGAGACGATTGAAAATTAGGATCAAATATTGAATTGGCTTTTATTTCATAATTTGTTAAAATCGCACCTACACAAGTATCTTGAGTAAAGGTATTTTTTCCTAATTCTTTCTTTTGACGTAATAATGAAACATCAAAAATTAAGTTAGTATTTCTTAATAAACCAGTATTATCCAAGTTTCCAATATGAAAAGCTTTTTCTACTTCATTGTAAACTATAGCTAATGCTTTATGATTATCTTGAGGAGCATTTTCCCCAGATGTATATACTGTAAATGCATTATATTTTAAAGCAGCGTCCGATTTAATATTTGTATATTCAATTCTTGCAAAATTCTTGGGTTGAACATCATAAATATTTTCTGGAACAGCTGTATAATCAATAGCACCTGAAACAGTATAAACATTATCAATGATAAATTTTGGAGATGAATTACTATTAAAATATCTTTCAAATCCATTACTTGTATCTTTGCCTAGAGGAACAAAAAAACCTCCCATATTTAAGCTAGCAAATTTGTATTGATATGTATCAGTTTCGGCATTTATTTCATATGCTAAACCATCACTATCAAAAAACAAATCTCCTGTAACATAAACACGCCCATCAGGTAAAGGTTCATCTGCAGGCCAGAGAGTTAAATTGTTTGCTATTTTATTATTAATAATTGTAGTTTGTGTATTTGGATTTAAGCTTGTAAAATACATAGCAAGGCCTTGGCGACCATCTTCTCCTCGGTCTCCTTTTGTACCATATCCAGGTTTACCTGGTGCGTATTTGAATTTTTCGCTCATATTTACTTTATTTATATATTTTATTTATAAAAACATATCATCTATTATGGAAAATGTGATGGATGTGAAGTATTTGTAGATCCAGCTCCCCTTGTAGTAGAACAACTGTTATAAGCATTAAGATATTTTTTCCAATAATAATATCTATTTGTTCCTATTTGAACATTTCCAGTTCCTGAAATTTTTGAAATACTCGAAATATATGCATATCCCATTGACTGTACCCATCGATCACTTTCGTAATCACAAGAAGGTCCTTGTACAATCGGATGATCGTAAGACCCCTCTCTCCAATAACTTTTTATATAAACACTTGTGTCAATTGAAGGAGATATAGTAAATGTATTAGTCACTAAATTATATCCAGTTTGATTTGGATCAAAATTTGGATCTCTTCCACTATTTTGTGAAGAAATATTTGCTTCCGCAACATTTGTTTGCTTCGTCCAAATACCCCCACTTTTTCTCCATGTTTCAACCCATATATGAACTCTACGACCAGTAGTTACTCCCCCTGCTGCAGCTCCCCACGCACCCATTTGAATGGTTACAGACGCAGATACATCAATAGTAGCCGATGGGGAACTTGTAAATACTAATTTTCCGTATGAATCAAATGCTACATAAACTTCTAATGGTGTCTGATTAACCGTTATTATTTGAGGAGAAGCTTCTGAATAAACATTAATATAACCTGTTCTGGATGTAGTGCCAGTAAGTTTAACTAAACTCACATCAAATGTAAATTCTCCAGGTCCAGCGCCTGAACCTCCTGACACATCAATCCACGTATAACTTCCTCGGTTGGCATTCCATCCTGTAAATGAATCTGTTGAAATATCAACACCATAAACATAAGTTCCTTTGTATGATTCGTATGGTGTAAATTCTCCTAAATAATTAGCATTTAATATTTTAGATGCCGGATCTAAAATTGTCATAGTTGCAGGAGATCCAGTTTCTATAGTTTCTATTTTTAGAGATTGTCTTTCCCACCCGTCCTTTTTAAGTATCATATAATATTCATAAGTTGTTCCGATACTTAAATCATTTATGATTACATAACCGGAAGGATCAACATCATGAATAATTAAAGGCTTAAATATAGAAGCATTAATGGCCCAAGTTCCACTTGCTGCTTGTTTTTTATTAAAAACAATGGTACCTTTAATAGATGGATCATAATATCCTGGAGTAAAATCTTCAAGATTCCAGACTAAACGAGCATATTCACCAAGAGGCTGAAGAATAAATGAAGCTGGTTGCTCCTCAAATATTGGATCAAATAAAATATTTGTAGCCTTTTCTGCATTTGATATTACAGTTCCACTTGGAGTATTTGTTTTAAATCTATTTGAATCTTGACGGTTTACTAATAATAATGAAACATCCAATGTTAAATTAGTGTCTCTAAGATTTCCACTTTCTAAATTTCCAATTCTAAAACCATCATTATCTTTAAAAATAGCTAACGCTTTATGCTCATCAATATCTGCTTGTTCAGCGCATGAATATAATGTAAAAGCTGATACATCTGTAAATTCAATACGAGTGAAGTCTTGCAAATTAATTCCATAAATATTTCCCAGAACTAAATAACTAGATTTTGTCGAAAAATTATTATCTATCAAATAATTAGTTGAGGCACTATGAATATTTGAATATCTTTCAAATCCTGTGATAGTATCATATATAGGGGGAACGTGAGATTCAAAAAATTCTGACTTTGATAACGCTGCTCCTGTATTTGTAAATTCATCCTCTGAAGCATCAATTTGATAAATATAACCTCTTGAACTTACAAATAAATCACCAGATTGATAAACTCTTCCTCCAGGAAGCTTTACTCCGGGGGTTGATGACCACATAACATAATCATTACGTATGCAATCTTCAATGCGTAATAAATCAAATACAGGATCAAAGTCTGTGAAATACAATGCAAGACCTTGAAGGCCTGCAGATCCATCTCCTCCTTTAGCTCCGTATCCTAATAATCCTGGTGAATATTGAAATTTCATAATTATTATTTTTCAGTTAAAGTAAATGATACAAAATATGAAAAACTTCCAGTTTTAGGAATAGTTATCTTATAAATGTATTCGTCATTTTCATAAACTAATTGGCCATTAAAATTCTGTTTATTGTCATTTATAAACCCAGTTCCTAAAGTGTAATATAATACTTTAGAATCATAAGGTTTATAATAAAAGTTGACAAGTATTTTTGGCTGACTAATATTATAATAAGTTAAAACGGTGTTTTTTACATAACCATCAATTATATTGTCTGTATTAGAAAATTCGGACCAATTAGATAAGAATGTATTATTTGTTTTGAACATTGATAAAATGGCTCTTGTTAAATTATAGGAAAAAACATATTCTGTTGAACTTTCAGTATAAGTAGCCAAAGTAACATCCCAGTTTTGTAGTGTAATTTGGTTCGGAAATTTTGGTAATTTAGATCCAAAAAATGAAGGTAACTCATCTAAAGATTCATATCCACTTACATCAGTTACTATTGAACCATTCCACAATTTAAAATAATTAGCATCCCATAAAGCTTTAAACACGTTAAAATTAGATACGTAAGAAATAGCATTTCCGGCACTAACATCTGCTTGTGTAACTTCTTCAACAACTTTATTATACCATAATTGCGGAATATTATTGTAAGCACGCAAATTTGTATTACTAAAGGTAAAGTCTCTATCAACAATATTTACAAAATCTGCATTTTCGTCTGATTTAAATTCAAGAATGTTATTGAAACTAGGTTTAAACCATCCGTTATATGTTGTCATTCCCATATATGATCTTGGTGGATTTATCTTTATAGTTATAGGATTAATGTTTGAACCAAAATCAAAACTATTATAAACTTCATTTCCTCTAATTATATAGTACATGACATAATTATATGAAGTTGATAACAAAAATTTTAATGTTGCAATATTTGTTGTATTGTTTACATACCAGTTCTTATTGTTATTGTAGTTATATCCGTAGTTTAGAACGTAATTTCCATATGTATTTGAATTTTGGAAGTAATTGTAATCTACATATTGTGAGAATGTTTGATAATTTTTGTGTGAATCCACATTGAATGTTAATCCTGATAAAGTATTGGTTCCAAATGCGTTCCATGCAGAATTAAACAACCCCTTGTTTAACTGAGCATATGGCTGAACAGTTCCATTATTATATGTAAGTGCAACATCATAATATCTTTCAATTCCTTTATTAATTGTGGAGTTATTTACTATAAACGGGGTTTTTACAAAACAATATGTTGATGATTCAATAGTTGTGCCTGTAACAAATCCTAAATCTGATGGATCTAATAAAGATTTCCCTGGTAAAAATGTGGAGTAACGAATATTATAATTAAGCTCATCATTACCCTGATACCAGATCATCAAGATAGTCTTTGTATTTTCATTTATAATAACTTCTATAGGACGCTTATTATCTTTATTTCTTGAAGGAGTTGAAATAAATGAGAATCTATATCGATCATATGACTTTATATCCAATGTATTTTTTGCCGCATTTTCAACCTTTATTGATAAATTCAATCCCATGAAAATAACATCTATAGTATTTTTATATTGATTGTAGTAAACAATAGATGATCTTGTTTTTGTTGCATCTACATTATAATTAGAATAAACTAATTTTGAAAAATAATCATCATAAGGATATTTAAACATCAATTCCTTAAAGGTGTAGTAATCAGTTCCATCATAAACTACATCATTAATATCATAAAATACATAATCTTGCCAAGCTCTTCCACATGGTGTTAAATATTTAAACACAGGATAAGAAATTTCCTGAGTGAAATTCTCATCGTCAGGGATAAAGTTAGTACTTACATCAAGTATATTATCATTTAAAATTAATCTAAATGGATTATTACGACAGTCATTTCCCAAACCATTCCATTTTGAAACTAAAGGAATAGTTAATCCATAAGTTAAAAGTGTACTAGAATCATAGTAATCAGCAATATTTTCTTCATTTCCAGCTGCTCCACTCTTATAGCTCTTATATGTATAAGATCCATTAAGTATACCATAAGTAATTATAGTGTTTGATGTTGCCTCGAAATAAATACTAGAATCAAAGGTATTCATCAATGTTAATGGGGTATATGGAGTAGTTATCCCATTTTGAGTTTTATTTCCATCTCCTGTTTGTACAATATAAGATCCTGGCAATTCCAATGTATAATTAGAACCAGCAGCAATTGAAATGGAGTAAGTACTTAGGTCACAATCTCTATTGTATTTGTATTGACTAGTAAATCCTAAATTTTGATTATCATAAACAGTATAATCAATATCTTTAACAGGGTTTATACCCATTAATGATAAGTTCAATGGATAAATGTTGTATGCATTAAATTTAGATTTAACTAATTGTATTTCATATGAGGTCATGACTAATACCTTGTCAGTCTCATGAAGAGGATCTTTAACATATTGATAATAATTATTCGATACGTCAAAGTGTAATAATCTTCGATACCATAAATCTGTTCCTTGATATAATGTTGGTTCCTCAAATTTATCTAATACATTTTTAGAAGCGTCGAAACTATAAAGGTTGTTTGTTTGGCGATCAATAAAATCAACAATTATATTTTGACGATTTCCATAAATTTCAAAATCTATAGGTCCGTATAATGCACTAATATCAATAATGTCAAAATCACTTGAAGATGGTGTAAATACTCCAAAGAAAGTAATATCTTCAGGTTTGGCAGCAGTATTGAATCCAGAACATGGATCGCTAAAATCATTTAACGTTGGGGCAGAAATTCTTTGGAATTTCCATCCGTCACTTGTACAAGCATCATCATTTAAAATAATTGAAACCCAATTATTTCCTCTTATTCCTGATCTAAAATATGTTCCTTCGTAATCCCCAAACCTGTCAAATGCATTTTCAATTTGTTTAATCTGATATTGAATGTCACCATTCATATCAAAATATGTACGATAAACAGTTGGATGATAACCATTTTCGTCTATAGACGTTGTACAATATGGTTCACATTCCATTCCGCTAGCGTCTATGCTATAAACTTCCCATATTTTATTTTGAGCCACATTGATAACTCTTAAATGTTCACCCTGTTCAAGTGGGTTATTTAGTGTTAAAGTAATAAATGGATTTATATTGGTCTTTTCTGCAGTAACGCTGAATAGGTTTTTATATGGTTTACTTACATAAGGATTCGAAATGTTAGTTTCGTTTACTTGATTAACATTTGTAATTCTTCGTAATTGAACTTCATCGTTTAATACAAATATTCTATTTCGATATTCATCTGTTACATAACCATTTATTGGATCAAATATAACAGAAGAGTTCATAAATACGCTGCTGTCTTTACCGTCCAAAGATATAATCTCAATAGGACCCGATGATGAATCTGAATAATATGCAAGCTTATATAATACGTTTTCTGTTAAATAAAATCCAAAATATCTATGCATTGTATATAGACTAACGTCTTCATCACTAAATACATACTCAAGATTTACGATATTAGGACATAACAACGTATTTCTTTCAAACCCCTGAGATACAAAAGCATTTAAATCTGTGAAATTTTGTGCCTTTTGATTAAAGAAATATGTTGTTTCAGATCTTCCCGTAACAATACCTTTATCTACAGCTATGCCATACCAAGTATTTGGATCTGATTCGGCCTTTACAAGACTTGGATCAGTTAAAGATAAGAATACCGGAGCCTGAATTTTAACAACATCTGCCATATGTGTTGCTAAATATTTTCCTAGAGGAGCCTCAGGTTTTAAACTCCAACTTCTTATTAAATCACTATCTTCTAAATATTTAAAGGCTAAATCTTCTAAATTTGAACTTGTATATGTTGATGGATTGTATACACCTCCTAATCTAAAAATTGCAAAATAATCTGGCAATTTAGAATTTATCCATAGAGGCGCTAATAAACCGTTATCCTCAGGATATAATTCATCACGAATTAATCTAGCACCATAATTATAAGTTACGTTATATTGATTTTTGTAATCAGTTTTTGGAATTCCTATTTCTAAGGTATTTTCAACGTCTACACGATAAAGTTCTCCTAATGGAAGCGTTGAAAAAACATTTCGAATATCCCCAGCCAAAGCGCTGTTTCCAGAAACAACTTGATGACGATATTTTTTATTGGAAAGAATATCAGAAACTTTAAATGTGTCAAGATATAAATAATTACTAGGATCAATAACAAGCTTAATATTCCCTGTAAATTTAGGATTGGTTCGCATCAACATATATGATGCTTCGTCATCAATTAAAAGATCTTCATTTGTGTAAGTATTAATAATTCCTTCACCTACAATAAATGGTCTGTTTTTTATTGATACATCTATTGTTTCAATTTTATTTGAAAAATCGGAACTATCATAAATATTGAAACTTAATATCGTATCAAATTTGTAATTTTTATTTGTGAAAATTTGAAATGAAGCAGCGTCCATCAAGGAGTTTAACACAAGTGAAAATCCTAAAGAAACCTCATATTTATTAATGTCCAAACCATTAACATATAAAATATTTTCTCCGATATTACAAGAAGGACAAATCCATTGTTCTGTTCCATCGAAAATAAAATTTAAAAATGCTTCCGGATTTTTGGAAGTTAATATTGCAGTGTTATTAAATAGCTTCATTCTTTATTTTTTAAGATAATGCTTCATATACTGAAGGATCTAAATTAACGAGTGCTTGGATCCATTGTTGCAATGTTTTTGTTAATTGATCAGGCTCTGACAATGGAAGTCCGGTTGGTTTAGTTATTGTAATATATGTATTTGGGGCTAAAGAAGATAATTGACTTTGTAAGTCAGTTGTTTTTACTTCTGATACTATTCCCGCAGAATCTTTGACGGGAAGGTCATATGAAATATTAACAGCCTGATGTTTGAAATATGTTCCAGACCCGGCTAATGGGTTTGGAATACTATCATTTAAGTGAGTATAAACTCCTGCTGAATTTAATGTTTCATCTAATTTTATGGCTTGTTCATCTGCCGCTGCATCTTCTAATATATTTACAACTTGATCTGATCCTTCAAGATTAGACGGAAACTCCATAATAACAGTGCTTGACCAATCAGATTTTAATGGATTTAATGGCCATCCAGCTTCAGAAATAGATCTAATCTTTATTTCAACCTTTTCTCCTTTTGTTATTGGAATATCTACTTGATTAATATTTACTTGTTCACCATCTGCAATATCTTCTTCTTCCCAAGAATATGTTCCTGTACTTGCATCTAAAACTTTTTTCTTAATTGGAGATGATACGATTGTCCAGTCTGTAAATGTCCCTCTAACAATCTGTCCAGTACTTGGGTCGGCATGTTCAAAGGTGTTTAGGGAAATTCCAGTGTTATCTAACTTTAAGTATCTATATGCTATTTCAAATTGAATAACTTGTTGTGGAGGTGTTCCCTTAGGATCTGGGATAGAAAAGAATCCTCTTATCCTATATTTAGGATCAGCCATCACAGCTGAATTTTCGTATGCAATTGTGGCAAGAGATCTAACTAATGATTGATATTCGACTGTTTTCTTTGATAAATCATTAATATTAGCTGTTATTTTTGAATTCAAGTCAGCTCTTTGAGCTACATCAGTTAATTCAACTAATTGAGCTTTTTGTTGTGCAATAGTAGTTTTTAAACTATTGATAATTGTTTTTGTAGATTCTATTTGTGTTTGTGTATTTTTGATTGCCTCTGTATCAAGAGCGGCATTCATCTGAGTGTTTATCTGTTTAACTGCAAAATCACTAGCCGTAAATGTTGGAGCATCCGGTTTTACACCATAGAATGCAGGAATAAATTTTTCTTTTGCTTGTCCTTCAAGTTGTTTTCCAAAATCAGAAACTGTATTAAAATAATATGTTGCAAAATCAGTTGTACTATCCACAAGGGTTAAATCATTTGTGTAGAAATTAACTGATGTACCCCAGTTGTCTGCAATAACGTTAAAATCATCATTAACACCTTTGAAGAAAATTATATCACATTCATTATATCCTACCGGAACTTGAACTAATTTTTCTTCAAATGGAGTCGAGTATATGTAAAAATAATCATTAATGGTTGGTTTGCCCATTCCCACAAGAGCAATAAGTTTAACTCTTTTCTCAGTAATTTCAATAGATTCAATTTTGTAAATACTGTCTCCATATCTCAATTGATCACCTATTTTCAATTCAACGTTATTAACAACTGTAAAATCTGTTGTTAATCCAAAATTAACTGTATCTAAATAGAACCATTCAGCATTATTAATAACACCCTTATTAACGATTAAAAATTTACCTGTATATTCAGTAGGTTTTAATGGAAGTTCTTCAACTTGTTCATCAAGCCAGTATCTCTTTCCATTAACATTCATTATATTAACAACTTCTTCATATGTAAATTGCTTTCCAATGAAAGTGTCTTTAAACCATTGTGTTTGTTCATCATTATAATTATCAAATATAACTCTTCTAACAACTACTCTATCAGAACGATCATCTATTTTCCCCTTTAATTCAAATTCAACATAAAGTTGAGGTTCCATCATTGATTCAAAGAACCAATTACTTCTAGCATTGAATTTTGTAGGTGCAGGTATTGCAGTTATTGGTGCAGGAGATTTTGCAACGGGAACCGTAGTAACTTCTCTATAAGTTCCATCATTTAATAAGACAACTCCTTGACCACTAACAAATACATCAACAGTATTCGAAATTCTATTTAATTGATTTAAAATATAGTGATATGAAGGAATGCTATATGTATAAATAGAAGCATCTCCAGTTATCGGGTCATTCCCTGCAACTTCAACTACAACTGAATCATTTTCAGTTGTGAGCGAGTTATTTAACTCAACCATCGAATTAAGAGCTATATTGACGTTGTTTGTAAGGTCAATAACTGATTGAGCAAATGAGTTAGTACTGTTTAACATATTTTATTTTTTTATATTATTGATCCATCAGGTGTAAACGTAAATCCCACGCTTGAGTCATTAAACGATAAGAATAAATTACTTCCATCTAATGTAAATTTCCAAAGTCCTAATCCAAATGATGTTGTGAATGTCGGTTGATCGACAGGGGCCTTTAAACCAATGGAAGCTTCTAAATAATCTATAGCAGCTTCAGCGTACGAGGCATCTGCTTTATTAATATCTTCATCGTTAATGTTCTCCATAAAGAAATCCATTTCAGCATTTAAAGACGAATCATCCCAAACAAATCCTTGACCCGCAACTTGATCTATTTTTGAACGTAAAATAGCTCCGTGTAATGCAGAATTATTGAACAGGTCAATTAAAACATCAGGATATTGAGTTTCATTATCTGTATCAAGATAGGGAATCCAATCTTTTCCTCTTTGAGCCTTAAAAATAGGAGCAGAATTTTTAGGGTCTAAAGCTTGAGAGAGATAAATATCCTGTGCTTCGATTGGTATCATTTCATTAAATTCCATAGTTTTAATTTTATATTTATAAGGCTAAAGCCATTTTTAACCTTTTACCGTCCATCCTTTAGATGTTGCTATTGTTGCATCATATCCTCCAACACCTATTCCTGGATTTCCTTTTATATAAATTGATTTAGATGTGACAGTTGGTAATGAAGCAAATAAAGCGTTTAGTGCTGTATCATCTAAATTACAATATCTTACATAACAATGTTGAGCAAACTGGCCTGCTGTCGAGTTTACTAATACGGATCTTGTCACATTATTTGCATATGTATCTCCAGATTCAACACCTATTAATAATTTAGAACATAAACCATTTATTGAAACATCTAATAATGAATCATTGTTTGTTAATCTAAATAATCTTGCAGTTGATGTGGTTAAAACATCAAAGTTAGCAGTTTCTAAAGCTGTATTTGAATAAACTTGGCATCCTGTTGTGGGTGTTGATGTGAATGTAATATTTTTTAATTTTATATTATTGTAAATATTAAATGAAGCGCCAGCAGAACTTAATGATGGAACTGTTAAATCAGTTAAAGATGTATTTGTTAAATCGAAATTAGTACAGGCAGGCAAATCTGAAGGTAAAATCAATTCTTCTACATCCGGTCCTGCTGGATTTACAGTTGTTGCTGCTGTTAAATCGTCAACAGTTATTTTTCTAACACCAGAAATACCAGTAATAGAAAATGATGTTGCATTTGCCACTCCAGTAAAACTTAATTCTGAGGCATCTGAAATACAAACAAATGGATTTAACATTGATGTAATAGCCCCAAAGGTTGTCGGAATATTAAATTTTAATTTAGGGCATTGTAAAAAATAAT